TACTAAAGTATGTAGTCAATAATGATATCAAAGCCATCAGAATTATCGCGTTAAAGTTACGATTTGCTAAAAGTCGAATAATCGCAATTAAGATAAAAAAGAGACATCCGTATAATACGAATTTATTTTGCATAAAAGGCGCATATAACAATTTTGAAAACATTATATCTAAATAAATAATAATATTCTTTATGAAATACTAATGTGTGTTATATGTATTATATATATAAAATACCAAATATATTAAATTGAACAAAAATAAAAAGAATGCATTAAATATAGTATCATCCGTACAATAACGGTCTAATAATAATAATTGTTATGTGTTATCATATAGGTTTGTGTCAACGATACGCCAAAAATATACATGGTTACAACAATGATAGTTCTCCGGAAATAATCGATCATTATCTATGCTTATATTCATTTGATTATTATACGCGAGAAGAATTTGATTTTGCGATAATTATCACAAATAAATCGCAAAATGAATATGTGAGAAACCCGACAATTGAGAAAAAACTAACACGAATCACAATAGAGATAATCGAAACTGAAACGATAGAACCTGGAAACGAAACAATCGCAATTTACAAGACGTTTTGGTTGAGAATACTTCAGAGAAAAGTTCGCAAATGGATCGCGTTAAAAAAAACAGTGCATAGAATTGTGAATGCGAATAAGATTGATCAAATGTTACTGAAACGCGAATATTACGGTGATAAGTTCAATTTACGTTCGTTATTCATTCAAGAAATCAAAAATGATGAAATGATGAAATGAAACAAACGTATTTCTTAGTCGCTATCACTACTATCGCTGCTCTCACTACTATCGCTGCTTTCGCTGCTCTCGCTGCTATCGTCGTTTTCGCTTAATCCATCTTTATTCACAATAATTAGTAGTTCATTTTCAATATCACTGTCTTCATTATCAGGTAATTTTGAAGACGATGATTCAATATTGAAATCATCAGGTGTGTATTTATTGATAATATCCGGTGTTATTTCTGCGATAGAATCAATTTCATTTAATGTATTCAGTACTTTTCTCATTCGAATTATTAATCTGCCTATTTTTTGTTTATCATTGTGAATAGATTTAATCATAGCATTATGTTTTTTTTCTTGTTTCTTGCTATTGTTCGATGAGATATAATCATTCAATACGGCATCTAAATGCTTGATAATATTTTGTAGATACTTGATTTGATTTGTATGTTCATCAATAATACCATCAAATAATTGTTTATATTTTAAATATACTGCGAGTAATTTCTTATTGTGTTTATAGTTTTCTTTGCTTTTTATCATTCCTTTGATAATATTAAATTTCGCAATGTTTTCTATTTCTCGATATCCGTTAATTGATTTATCCCGTGATGATAATGTTTTCGCATCATCAAAATGCTTCTGATCGTTATCGCGATCTTGCTCCTGTACAACGATATTCATAATACTGTTGTTATATAATAATATAATACTGCTATTATTATTATATATTTTTATTTATCACTAAATGCGATGTATTACCTTATTTATCTGACCGACTGGTATTGAATTGCCCTTCGTCATTTAATTCATATGCATTCGCAAGGGTTTTATTATGACGTTCGGAAGTAAGTCGCCCAATGTGTCGATTTGTTATTTGATTATAAAACCCAGACAAAAACCCGTGTGAATACCAACGATTCGCGTAATCCATTTCAAAAAATTGGTTATCACTGTCGTAATTACCGAGAATAAGGATCGCATTCACATCAATAATCGATGGTCGAAAGCTGTAATGCGGCCAATAATGGCTATTTCCGTAAGAAAAATGTCCATTTTTATGTTCGTGAATAGCTATACTATAATTATTGCTATTATTGCTATTATTGCTATTATTGCTATGTATAATTTTATGACCTTTAATCATATAATCTTGTATCGTTTCACCATAATTACGGTTGTATAATATCTGACGAACATTATATCCCTGCACCCGTGAATCGGTAATCATTCGAACCGATTTCTTGATATACTCTCCTGGTGTATGAAATAAGAAGTCATCTTCCATATGAATCCAATATTGCGGTTTTATTTCGTTTAATTTATCCCATATGATATTCATACTCGGTCGATGTCCTTTTTCATTTGGTGTTTTCATATAAAATTCAATCCACGGATATTGCGTCTTCATTTTCACGCGATCTTCTTCACTTGAATTATCATCAACACAAAACCAGTAATCAATAAGTTGAACATCACGCCACATATTCAGTATCGAATGCACGGTTTGTTCGAATAAATCAAATCGTTTGCACGTTGTGAATGTGATTATGATATATACGCTCGTTAATTTATTTCGATTCAGAGTAATAAACTGTTTTGGGTGTGGGTGATTCGGAGTATTCATATACGATAATTCCGGTGATAATAATAGTTTATATTTTGTGATTTGAATGGATAGTTCTTTGGCGGATAGTTCCTTATTTTCGCTAATGTTGTGTTCGTCCCATATATTAATAATACTAGGCGGAGCAGTTAAACACGAGCGAACTTTATCGAATAATCTATTCCATATTGTGAAATATACTTCCGAAAATGATTCCCCATTTTCTGCAGTTCTCGAACAAAACGCATCCACTGCATAAAATAATCGTAATAATGTTGATTTATATTCATTCTCGATGTATTCGATGTAAAATATAAAGTTCGATAATGTAGATGCTATAAACTGATATTCCATAGTATTGTTTTGTAGTATTGTTTTACAGCATTCATACCCGCTTTTTTTGTCTGATATATAATACGCCGAGATTGAATTATTATACTCAATAATATCATTATACTTATCCATAGAAACGAACAATTTATTTTTGGGATCTTTGTTATAGTTTTTATATTTATGATAAAGAGCATTCACAAGAACGTGATTTTCGTCTTTTCGTAATAATTCTATAGCCAACGCGATACCTTCGATGCGTTCTTCATCATATTCCATCGTTTTGCAATAATATTTAAGTGAATTCATCTTGTCTCCTTTACGAGCATATAGATTACCCAGACATAATGCACTATAATATTTTTCTTGCATCCAATTATCTTGAGAAAGTACGCGAGTATACCATTCGATTGATTTATCAGTATACAAAAACCCGGCATCCATATAGCTTTGTCCACAATAAAAAGCATATCTCTCTGCGAGCATTTTATCGCCACTACCATCACCACGTTTGAATCCGTCCATTTCTTTTTTGTATCCGTTTTCAAGAACAATCGCATCATTCACATATTTGTGTGGGTCTTTGCTCCGATTTCCAGACCGACCAGATTCAATAAAATAGTCTCCATCAATAACAGATGCAGTTTCTTCACGATCAATACATTGGATATATTCGTGTAAAACGCCAACAAATTTCCATCGTTTGCGATTATTGACTATAAGCGTCCGAAGATATACGAAGGATTGACCTAATTTCAATTGATACGCATCGTGAGTAAGGTGTTGAGGCATTATAAATTTTCCGTGTACAACATCATCGGCGTCGAATATCATAAGATAATCAGTTTTATTGAACGCCATATCTAATGCGAGCGTTCGATTGAAACCGAAATCACGCCACTCAACCTGTGATATTTCACCTGGAATATGTCGAGATTCGAAAAACTGACGAATAATATCAATCGTGTTATCTGTCGAACCAGTATCGGATATATAATATGCATCGAACTGGACATATTCGCATAGATTTGTTAATGTTTTTTCGATGATATGCGACTCGTTTTTCACAATCATATTTAAACAAATCGTATAAGATTTAGAAGATATATTTTTAACATTTGAGGGCAACATATTAGTATTTTCGTCGATCACTTCGGAGATAATCATAATAATCGGCAGTTCGGATGCATATTATCTTCATTTATATTTATGCTAGTTTAATGCGTGCGTTATACAAATGTAACATAGAAATAATATATAATAATAATAGTATAATAATAGTATAATATACTAATCGCGAGTATTATCTTCGAATCTCTCGAACATCGACTTTTAAACCAAATATTTTATAAGAAATTGCGATGTCGTTCACACGTTTTCGCGATGATCCAGCACGTATTAAAAAACAATTACAACAAGCGACTGATGTTGGTCGGTATGTATTAAATGTACCGGGTCCCGGCGATAAACCGCTTTATATGGAAGATCCGTATATTCGCCCACAATATTGGGCAGGCAATATAATGACGAATACTGTTGATATTGAGACTGAATTACGTGGTATGACTAGAAGGCTTAATAAGGATACGCCAGAGAATTATTATTTATCAAATGATGCATCGGTTGCATCGAGAACAAATGAATTGATCGTATGCCCTACACGCACAGGTTCTGCAGTAGAACAGTCAAGAGTCACTCACCCTGCGTGGATGTTACGAGATGTAGAGCAAGATAATTGGAAAATGTTGCATTTTGATCCACAGGACAATGTATTTATGCCTTTTAATAATAATTTAAGCACACGCATTTTAGAGAAAGACCATTTTAATCCGAAGGTTGCATCTCTTGGTCATCAGGGTGGAGTATCATTAAAGGATGATACATATGTAGCAGTCCATCCACTTCATCGAAATCCGGTTCTGGGAGGTATGGCTGGAGATAGGCGAACAACAGAACGAGGGTTAGGTGTGGAAGGATTTGGTGTATCAGGTGATTCGAAATGCACGAGTGATTCTTGCGAAGTGAAAAATGTGGGAGACTTCCGCCAATTTAGCGGTGAAGCGTTATTTTCATAATAGTGATTTTATTCCGTATATATATTATATTGATCAAACAAGAGTGAGATATAATATATTTTTAATATAATAGAAGTAATTATTTATATTTAAAACATATAAGCATATAAGATATAAATGGCTGAAATAGCAGTTGGCGCATTACTATTGGGTGCAGCCTATATTGCGTCGAATCAGAAAAATGGAAATTTACTCACACAGGAAGGTATGACTACATCGACTAATATGGGGCGCACAAGACCTAATTATTTACCGAATACGACAATACCCACAACGAATTATCCAGTTATTCGTCCTGAAACAGGTTCAAATGTGAATGATTATGCGAATCCGAATACACCAACAGACCGTTATTATGCGAGAAATGTGGATTATGATAAAATGTCGGCAGGTGTTGCTGGTGGAGTAGGAGGTGTAGGAATATTAAGAAGTGTGGGAAATACGAATTCTGCGTCGGTAAATGCACCATCCAAGAATTATGACGGCGAATCTCTCGAGTATGGTGGATCCGGAGGTAGCAACGGTACTCAATTTGGTGATAATTATTCGAAGGATGGATTTCAATCATTGATGGGTGAGAAAATCGATGTGAGTAAGTTTAAGCATAATAATATGGAGCCGTACTATGGGGCAAAAATACGCGGTGTTTCATCTGGTGCGAATATGAACGAGAATATGTTAGATAGTAAAGTTGGCGCGGGTTCGCAGTATATCTCAAAGACAGAGCAGGCGCCGTTATTTGTTCCACACGAAAATCTACATTTACCAAATGGTATGCCGAATCAGAATGATTTTTATCAGTCGCGCGTGCTTCCTAGTATGAAGATATCAAATGTGAAGCCTTGGGAGGAAGTTCGCGTCGGACCAGGGCTGGATCAGGGATATGGAACACAGGGTTCACTCGGTTTTAATTCTGGTATGGAGTCGAGAGATAAATGGATTGATCGTAGCGTGGACGAGTTACGTGTGAAAACGAATCCAAAGTTGTCGTATTCATTGGAAGGGCATCAAGGTCCGGCAGCACATTATATCCAAACAGCGCCTACTACTGAAACTTTAGGACGAATGGAAAAACATCTTCCAGATACGTATTTTATTAATACACCAGATCGTTGGTTCACTACGACTGGTCTTGAGAAAGGAGAGAAATTGCGCCCGATTGAGATGGATAGAGACAGTAATCGCCAGACGACAACATCGGAATATTATGGTGTGACTGCGACGACTGGTGCTTCAGCGATGTATGCTCCAGAAAATTATGAAGATCCGAAGAGAGAAGTATATGACGGAAAGCCGATAATTAATCCATATTCTGCGGAAAGAAACGTCGCAACCGAGGCGGATTATGGTCGTATGAGTTATAAATTAACCCACAATAATCGGACAACCGTCCGTCCAAACGAGATGGGTGGTATTCACGGTGCGATGCGGGCTGTTGTTGCGCCATTACTCGATATACTTAAGCCATCTCGTAAAGAAAATGTTGTAGGAAATTTGCGACCATACGAGAATGCGAAGATGCCGGTAAGTGCTGGCGCAATGTTCAATCCAGCGGATAGAGCGCCTACTACAATTAAGGAAACCACTGTTGGCTTGGTTGGTTTTGATCATTTAAATGTCGAGAGACAAGCTGCTGCAGGATATTTAATTTCACAGAATACTCCATTTGAAACAGAACGCGCGACTACATCCGTTGACTATTTAGGAGGACCGGGAGGTGCAGTTACTCATATGGGAAATCAATTATACAATGCTGCATACAACCAGCGCAATAATGTGAATAAGACATATAAAAATGTAACAAATCACGGTTCGATGTCGCTATTTAATTCAAATACAAACGTACAAATCGATAGATTAGACGCAGATAGAATGAATCATAGAACGATGGCGCCGACAAATGCGCCAGCAATGATACCGAGTATCGATATTCACGGTAAGATGACTATGCCTCAAAGTTACGATGAAACTAAGCTAAATGATAGAATTAATCCGGATATATTGAACGCATTTAGACAAAATCCATATACACATAGTTTACAGACGTATTAAATATACAGGAACAAATAATACAAAAACGTAAAATATTCTATAAGTTATATATAACATATAACCATTTTCATAGAATATTTTATTTGAATACATATAGTAGTATTTACAAAATTTGGAAACTATGAATATATTTAAGTTTTTCGAAGATAAACATACTGTTTTATTTGTATTAATATTGGTATTATTAGTAAGTGTATGGATATCAAGAACATATCGTAATGGCGGTTTTGGCGGCTGGTTATCTCCTGCGGAAGGGTATGGAAGTGGTATCATTGAGGGTTTTACTAGTACTGGAAATTTGATTATGCCTGGTAATACAAATCAGAATACATATTGTAATATGCTTACTGGTACAGTAATACCTGAGATTGGGTTTCCATTTTCATTAACAAGCGCACAAGCGATTCCAGCAGCAGCAGCAGCAGTATCAGGGTCTGGCGGTTCGGGTGGAACACCTGCAGTAAATCCGGGTGAGATATATATAAATTATCCTACTGGGTATTTTGCTCCGTTAGGTTCTAGTGATGGTGCAACATTTTCTGCGAAGTTATTCGATAATAATGGAGTGCGTGCAGATACAGGTGCAGATGGAGGTACTGTAGTTCTAGACACTACTAATTCTGGTGCGCCAAGAATTAAGTATGTTATAGGTGGAGGTGGTGCGATTGGTCAAGGTAGTTATGTGTTAAAGGTATATAATTTGAAATTGGGTGCTGCAATGGATGCTGGAACAGGACAAACAGGAACAATGTATCTCACAACTAGTAGTACAAGCGGAAGCACTCGTCTTCTTGATATATTACACCCAGCAATCGCTGCATCTAAGAGAGATGTTCCTAGATACCCAGAAATATGTAGACGAATGCCCGCAAATCCGGTTGTTACTGTATATTCACCCCCATATGAAAGTACATTACCAAAAGTAAGTTCAGCTGTATTCGTAAAACTGGTATTCACATTAACAAACCCATTTTTGAATGGAGATAAATTCGTTGTGCAAATACCAGACTTACTACAGAGTTCTGGAGGAATTGGTATTGATACTGCGAGGGCTGATACAACACCCGCAGTTACTTCGTTCACATCCGGATCTCTATCATATTCTGCTGCGAATACCAGTTCTGTTGTTCCGAATTATTATTCTAAAAATAATATAACATTTGTTCCAACATTAAGTGCGACTATACCGGCTGGAACAAGAATAACATTGAATTTCGGTGGTTTAACAACCCCTGCTAGTGAAAAACCGCAGGTAAATGACGCTCAAATTGTTACAATTAATTCAAATGATGTTATGATCGAACGTGGAACATTCGCATTTCCTGCGATAACTGGTGGGAATGCTGCAGCGTCGTCTTCATCTTCTTCGTCTTCTTCGTCTTCAACGTCCAGTGGAACCGCAAGTGACGGAACAACATATGTTACATCTGCGGCATCATCGGTATTAATTAGTGATGTGAAACGTCAAGGTATAAACGCGATAAATGCGCAAAAAACATATGAAACCGCGTGGACAAAGTTAAGAAATGCATCACAAAGTGAAAAGCAAGCTGCACAAGATGCATACGACGTCGCAGTAAAAATACGAAATCGGTTAATATCGAGTCATCCAGATTCTTGGTTTGATGGTTCTGCGTGGCGATACGGAGATGACGGATACGTTAAAAAATGTACTGAGCCATCAACGTTGTCTACGAATGAAGGGAATTGCCAGAATATCTTTAAGATGGATGCGAGTGGAAATTTGATAAAAACCGCCGACGGTAATAATATTCTTCTTATGAAGAAGTGTCCTTGGAAGTGTAATAATCCAGGACAAACTGGCTCAGATGCCTGCCGTATTGACGCCGATTGTTTGAAGGTAATTCGCTGGGCGACATATTTACCAGATGGAACACAGATTGAAAAGAATCTCCTATCAACTACACGTTCTAGTTATGATGATATTGCTAGCGCATCGAGTAGCAGTTTATTAGACGAATCCGATATCTATCGTAGAGGCGTAACCCGTAATTTTTCGAGATATAAGCGAAGAGGGCAAGGACAAGGTATGCCTGGTTCTGATGGAGACCAGCCAAGTGAATACTATGGTCGCGGTCATCATCAACGCGGATTGTTCGGAACAATACGTGATGCTACAGGAAATATAATACGCAGTGTTGGAAATTGGATTGACCCAGATGATCCAGACGCGAATAGACGTTCAAATAAACATAATGCATATTATTATGAAGATGGATCGCCAGCAGCGACTGCATACCTGGGACAATATAATGGACAAGCATATGAGGACGAATCACTATACGCAATCGCGGCGAAACCGACCAATTATTATTACACCACGAATTACTATTACACTGATAATCCAAATGAAGTAAATGACGGTAAAAGCAATATGCCTGGAGCATTATCCTCTGTAACGCCGTACGAACCCGCAATCAATGTGTGATAACACAATTCGAGTATATAGACATGTAAACTAATTATGAGAAAAATACTATGTATTCAAAATAAGAATTAAACATTATATTATTATTGATATAACGTGATTATCGATAATAATAACAACAAGATATAACTAATTATGGAATCTCTCGAACATCCAATCCCAATTCATGAAGATATCCATAAAAAACTCGAATATTTCATAAAAAACCGTAAGATTCCGAATATTATTTTTTATGGTCCACACGGATCTGGAAAAACCCATATACTAAACCGATTCATTCATTCCATTTATAGTGGCGACAAAACATATATCAAAAACTATGTGATGAAGGCAAACTGTGCACACGGTAAAGGAATACGGTTTATCCGAGAGGAACTTAAGTTTTTTGCGAAGACAAATATTGATTTACAGGATGGGAGTATTTTTAAATCCGTTATACTCACGAATGCGGATAAATTAACAATTGACGCACAATCGGCGTTGCGTCGATGTATTGAATTATTTAGTTATTCGACGCGGTTTTTCATTGTAGTTGAGAACAAAGATAATCTACTGAAGCCGATTTTATCTAGGTTTTGCGATATTTATGTTCCTACACCGATAATAAATGGTATATCGACAAATTTACATCATTATCATACGGAAAGAATTTGTAATATGGATACGATAAACAAAGAACGCATTAAATCTCTCGAGAATCTTATACATATTCATCCATCATATCGTACAAACAATAGTACATCAGAGTCGATGGAAACGAGTGAGAATCATAGGAATATAGCATTACTGTCGAGAGATTTATACGAGAAGGGGTTTAGTGCATTGGATATTATTCAGTTCGTAAATGATAGTGATATGAATGAGATGAAAAAATATGAATTATTGGTTATGTTTGATAAAGTTCGAAAAGAGTTTAGAAACGAGAAACTATTGATACTATTTTTACTACATTTTGTAGTATTTCGTTGTGAACGAAGTTTAGAAAATATATCATTTATGTAAAACGTAGCATAACATTTGTGAAATGGACGATTATTCCGTAACATCATTGTATGAATCAAAAAATGAATGGGCGTCCAGGTTGGTTAATATATTAAGTCCACTTATTCAAGAGGGATTTAAATCAATATTTGATGAATCAATGAAATTATGTGTTTCGAATAAAGAAGCTGATAAATATTTGATGACGTTTCAAAATTTTCTCTCGAGAGTTCCGAAATGGAATGGAACAATTATTCAGCAAGAGACCAATCGTATTAAAGACAAATCAACTTGTGGATATTTAGAAGATTTGATCACCTGTGTGCATATTATTCATCTTAAGTGTATGACTGCGATGCGTGTTGGTAATAAACAGAAAAAGATAGATATTAAGATTCCTGATCTCTCGAGTTTTATCCATAATGTATACGTTAATTGTGCACGAAAACTGTATTCTAATGTATACATTTTCGAAAAGGGGATAAACCCGCTGAGTATGCAAAAGAATAATCGAGAGTTTGAGATTATTGTGAAGGAGTGTATATTCAATACGATACGGGATAATATTCCGGTAGAAGAATTGATTAAAATGTATTTAGAGGACGCGATTGAAGACGTTGTCGAAGTAACTGAGAACGAAGAAGTAATTAAACAGGAACCGATTGTATCTGAAGAACCTGCGAATATATCGTCTAGGCGGCGTGCGCATCATTCTACGAGACGTCGCAGACATCGTGAAATAAGTGACGACAGTGGTGATGGTAGCGAAACTGGTGATACAAATGCTTCATCCGGCAATAATGAACCTATTGGAAACTTGGATTTTGTGGGCGAATTAAACGGCAGTTCAATCGCACCAGCGGATCAAACGGCTAGCAATAGCGATAACAACAATAGCAATACCGATAACATTGGTGTATCATTTGGAAGCAATGATATTCGAACATTTGAAACAGATTCGAGCGAACGCGTGAATCCATTTATGAGTCACGATGATGCAGATGATGAAGATTCCAGTGACCGACTTCAAATTGGTGGAGATATTAATTTAGATACTTTGGATATACAATCATTGAACATAGATCAATCATCAAATGTACCGCCGCTACTAGATAACATAGAGGTATTATAATCTTATTTTGTTTTATATAGTAAAATTTTAACTGTATATATTTTACAATACATAATCAACGAGAGATTTATTATGGAAGGATCATCAACATCAAAAAAAACAGAAGCAACATCAGCACCAACATCAGCACCAACATCAGCACCAACATCAGCAACACCAACATCAGCACCAACATCAGCAACACCAACATCAGCACCAGGAGAACCTGCAGAGAAATCTAACTCAGGGAATGCTCTATGGAATTCACTTCCTACCCCAATTAAAAATGCGATAATAATCACGATATCATTTTCAATAATTATGATACCGAATATCATATTAGATAAAGATCACGAAAATACGCCAGATGGATGGTTTAGTAATATAGGTATTATAAATATCGCATTGATTTTTGGTTATTTACTGTTGATAGCATTAATAGCAAAAATATTTCATATCACTATTCCAAAAATGTTTATATAGGAATGTTATTTTTATTTTATAGAGTTATTCGTATAAAATAAGAATAGTTTATTGAAGGAGTATGTATACGCATATAATCAGTTAATTCGATCACATACATACATACTATTGTATTTAGCATAAATGACGGATCAAGTATCGCCGAATAATCTATTTGTGATAGGTTTAGTAATATCTGTTATATATTTCATTGTGAAATTCTTAGAGATGAGATTTGTGGAAAGTGAATCCCAGAAACCGATGAAAGTTCTATTACGTGATACGATTGTAGTTTGTATATCGTCTGTGATTGGCGTTTACGTGCTTGATCAATTTAAGAATTTATCTAAGAAAGATACTTCTATTGGCGGAGGTGCACCATCTGTATTTGTAGATACGCCAGGGTTTTAAACGCGACCAACGTGTTGTGTTGTCCGAATCATTAGTGTGTCTTTTGATGGACATTGTTTTCTGCGATACCATATTCGTAATAATGTTTTCCAACTTGATTTAGATTGGTAAACATCTTGTTCCAAGCATTAAAATAACCAATTTCAGTATAACGTGTTTCATATTTGGTACTACTCCATTTATCACAAAACTTTCGAACATATGGTGCAGCGACCGCATTTTTATACTGAGGCATCGATGGGAATAGATGATGTTCTATTTGAAAATTCAGATACCCCATAATCCAAGTTACTAGTTGCGATTTTGTGGATATATTCACACTATGGTTGATCGCGTATTGAAACCAAAGCAAATGTTTATCCTCTGGGATAACATCCGTGAATGTATGCGACAAGGAAAAATGTCCAAATAAATAAATAAAATTCCAGAAATTACAAATCATCAGTAAGAAATATGACGTCAAAAAAGAATAGTTCGAATAAGTCATAAAAATCGTAGGTATAACAACGTGTGATAAAGACATTGAAACTGCCTCAAGCCATTTTACATTTTGTAGCTTATCCTTCACTGATGTAGTAACCGGACCTAAACCAAGAACCTTTCTTGGATGAAGGTAATACGTCCAAAATAAATGAACGAATATACCATTCACAAGAGGCAAGAATGTCCAAGCTTGAAGACGCATCCATAGACGATTCATAAATTTAGCAGATTTCGGACCATTTGTATTTTTTTCGAATGCAGTATTAAAAAATGCTACGGCGGGAGTCGTGTCTAGATCGATATCGTGCTTGATTTTTTGCGGTGTAGCGTGGTGTTTATTATGCATCGAGTTCCATACAGAAGCACTTACTCCACCACCAAATCCCATCGTAACTGTTTGTATAAATCGGTCGATTGTTTTGATACCAGTTAAACTAGTATGACCAGCTTCGTGCTGAACCCAACCACATCTTGTTTTAAACATAATAAACGAAAATAGCGATGCGTAAATATTATACGGCGCAAGAAATGTGCCTAATCCGAAATAAAACGCAATTTCCATCATCCTAAAATATACGTGAATATAATCGGGATCGAAACATCCATTATTGATAAGTGTTTTTCTCATCTCTCGAAAATCCTCTTTTATTTCTGTATCCTCTGGACAATTAGACTGGTCAATATTCTCATCATACTCACTAAAATCGGTAGTGATATGCGGCAAAGATGTTAGAACACGTCTCGCAGTAGTTGATCGATAGTGAAATTCTCGGAACGCCTCTGTCGCATCATTGTCTTCTCCTGTTGCATAATTTATAATATTACCGCCAGGATGGTCAAAATCCGTGATATCATACTTCGTTCCTTCGATTGTTATGGTTTTTATTTCTTTATGAGTTTGTTCTTCTTCTTCTTCTTCTTCTTTATTGTTGTCGTCGTGATTGTCGTTATCAGATGATATAGATTCAACTATAGACGTATTTTCGGAATCTCCTCGCAGCTGTGTTTCATCATCCACGCTTTCGCTTTCTACCACATTTTCGGCAATAAATTCATTTGTTTTTTTCGATTTATGCGAAGATTTTGATCTATATGACTGCATTAATAGAATAATTACCTAATATGTTTATATATAATGGTTATGTTTATATTATAATATAATATTTTATAATATTTAACATAAATATTCTAATATTTAACATAAATATTCTAATTGTGATGTAACAGATAAATGAATTAAAACGATAAGCATATAGCATATAGTAGTATTAATTAGTGGCTGTGATCAAATGCAGATTTTTGTGAAGACATTGACTGGGAAAACGATTACTCTTGAAATTGAGATGTCGGATACGATTGAGGCAATAAAGACAAAAATTCAAGATAAGGAAGGAATTCCACCTGACCAGCAACGTCTTATTTATGCTGGAAAGCAATTGGAAGATGGTCGAACTGTCGCAGATTATAATATTCAGAAGGAGAGTACATTGCATTTGGTATTGCGTCTTAGAGGAGGTAGTAGTAGTAGGGTACAATTGCCTAGAACGAAATCAGAAGTGATTGAGTGCGATTTATCTTATATCAAGGATAAATGGAGTGCTGATATGATTCGAGATGGAATGAACGCGATCGTGGAAGCGTCTGCAGGCGAGATGTTGAAAAATAAAGAAATTAATGCGTGGGATTATCTTTCAAGTTATAGTCCACCGAGTTCACACGGATTTATGTTTAGTGATGATAGGATCGTAAGTGAAATTATGAACTATATGAGTGTTGGTCATTCTGGTAGTTCCTATGGATATACGATGCGGAATTTGGAGTTTATTGCGAAAAATGGTATAGAAAAACATAAAGAAATGTACTTGTGATAACTGCGGAATGACTGTCGGAACGTCGGACGCTCGTAATAAATAATATACTATTCTTGTATTATTTATTATTATATATTAGTTGTCTATCTCACTATAACAAGGTAACTGGTCGACATTTATGCAAATATGAGTATTTTTTCCGTCTTTTAAAAATTTAGCTGAGAGGCTTGCGTGCTTTTTATATTTTTTATGCGTTATTTTGTATTGATCGAATAATGGGTCAAGAATCTGAGTAGATGGAATGTGATTGTGAACGGATCTTGCGATCATCTTATACAATTTAAAATCGGGATATCGTTCTTCCCCACTTGATTTGTATAATACATTACGACCTTTATCATCAAAAGTCCATTTTACGATTAAGTTGACTACGGGATCGGATTTGCATATTTTCTCAACTTTTCGTATATCGTGAATAAAATAATCGAATAATGCACAAGCAAATCTACATAAATCAAAGCTGTAATTCGGTTCTACAACTGGTTTATTCGGGTTATAGTAGGGTCCGAAATTATATTGTGTTGCTGCATCCCCCTTAAAATTGAAGCTATCACTACATATTAATTCACCGCGGAATTTGTATATAGAGCGTCCAAAATCAATTATTTTAAAAATACGACCATACGTAGGAACCTTGTAATATTGTTCTTTGTACAGATAATAAATGAATTCTTCGGTTGTCTCGATAAACATTACGTTATTTGTATGAAGATCATTATGAGTGAATTCAAACATATGTTGGTATATCACAAGAGTCATAATAACTTGAAATAAAATAGACACCCATTCTTCACTTGTGAGTTCGTCATTCATCATAATATTATCAAGTGTAGATACGCATTTTTCTAATAATATTGCTTGAACAGGAAAATTCTTTATTTTCGCAATCACCTTTTCGTCGTCGCTATTGTAACTTTCACCTTCGCTGCCTTCGCTGCCTTCGCGATCTTCTTCGCTCCCTTCATGATCTTCTTCACTGCCCTCGTGATCATCATCATCACTACTCTTTTCATCATTATTGTCGCATCTATCTGCTGTTTCGGATTTAACTTCGATACTATCATTACTAACTGTATTATGGTCTGTAATTATATTTTTGCAAATATTTCCAGATGTATCATTTATATCATCGGTATCACAATCTGTATCGCTAGTAGTTGTATTGGATGAATTCGACAATGATGATTCGTCGTCATCATCACTTCCGTATGAATTACTATTATCATCAGATGAATTATCGTGTATTCTATTACTACCTTTGCGTTTCTTATCCTTTAAATGAAATGACCCGAAATGATCACCACTACTGTTAGTTGTATCGACAGGCGTCGCCTGTGTGATAACATCTACACCAGAATCACATACATTATCACTTGATGAACTCAAAACACTAGATATATATGGTACATCATCATATGGAATATCAAGTATTTCAATTTCAGAGACAGAGTTGTTAGAATCATTATTGCCTGTATCACAATGAACGGTTTCAATTGATTCACACACAATCTGTTCAACTATATCATCGTACTCATTATCATATGGTGTTGTTCCAGTTCCGATAATTCGTTTTAATTTTAAACGAACAATACTACTATCGTGTTTATTACCACTATTATTATCATCATCAGTTAATTCATCCAAAGGTAAATCTAGTGTGTATATTTTATTCTCTTGGTTATTAAAAAAATCACATTCGATAAGATAATCTAAGTCATCATATATATTTGTAGAAAATTCTCTTTGCTTACACAAATAACTGCCGTAATAATCAATTCCGTGAACATTATTATGTTTGTGCAGGGTCTGACTTGTTAAATACGAGAAAAATCCATCTGTATAGGATGCATTATTTTTATCTAACATTTTGGGTTCACAATTATCAACATTTGAATTTAATTTCGGTAAAGAATGGGTTTTATCATCATTTATATCATATTTTCCAGATAAATATCGAATTGGATCCAGCAACGGCGAGTATTTTACAAAAATAGATACATTTTTAGAATTACCGTCATCATCTACTATCGTAGTCTCCAAATAATTAGGTGTAGAATATGAATTTGAAATTTCAGTACTGTTATTATCAGTAGATGATCCAGTATTTTCTGCTTCAATTATATTTTGAATATAGTACTTTTGATTTAGCTGTAACTGATTAAAATTCGAATCGCTTAAATCAAAGAATCTTGAATATAATGGGATATAATTCTGAATATCGTACAATAATGCCGTATTCACTTTATCCGGCGTATTTTTATGTTTTCTATAGTGAAATTGAATTCCTTTTTGCGACGAGCTCATTTTATAAGTATTTTTCCTAAATGATAATGATAATGATAATGATAATGACTATAATTGTAGACGATGGTAATATATTACGAATACTATTTATATTTGATATGAATGATAAATAGAATATTTATATCTAAATTAAACGGATAGAATTACAATAGAGTAATAATATTCTCGATATTCGTTTCGTTAGAACAAATATATTATTCTATTTTTATTATACAAAGTATATATTCATAACATTTAGCCAGTTGTATCGTTTTTTCTGATTTATTACCGTATTTACTTTTTCGATGAATTTAGAGTTGGGAAAATTTGATATGAAAGCGATTAGTTTTCGACCAGATGAGAATAAAGGACCAGTTATTGTATTAATCGGGCGTCGTGATACAGGTAAAAGTTTTTTGGTACAAGATCTTATGTATCATCATCAAGATATTCCGATTGGAACAGTTATATCAGGAACGGAGGCTGGAAACGGTTTTTTCGCAGCACATGTCCCGAAATTATTCATTCACGATGCATATAATACAGCGATTATAGAGAATATTTTAAAACGACAGAAAGCTGTTTTAAAACAAGTAAAAAAGGAACAAGAAGCATATAAGAAATCATCGATAGATCCGCGTACGTTTGTTGTTCTGGATGATTGTTTATATGATAACAAGTGGACAAAGGATGTGATGATGAGATTGCTTTTTATGAATGGAAGGCACTGGAAAATAATGTTAGTAATAACGATGCAGTATCCACTTGGTATTCCGCCTAACTTGAGAACCAATATAGATTATGTTTTTATTTTGCGAGAACCATATATTGCGAATCGTAAGCGCATTTATGATAATTATGCTGGTATGTTTCCAACGTTTGAGAGTTTTTGTCAAGTGATGGACCAGTGTACCGAGAATTATGAATGTCTAGTGATTAATAATAATGCGAAATCTAATAAATTGCAAGACCAAATTTTCTGGTATAAAGCGCAACAGCACGGACCGTTCAAGCTCGGAAGTAAAGAGTTTTGGGAAATCTCGAAAAATCTTGGTTCTGACGACGAAGACGACAAATCATATGATCCCGCTTCTGCGAAAAGTAAAGGACCTAAAATTAATGTTAAGAAGAGTAAGTGGTAATATCATCACTGATAATAACGGCGATTCCTTCTGGTTTTTGATTTGACTCGGTCTCCATTGTATTTATTAGTTCTAGTTCCACCATTTAAGTCGCCATTTAAGTCGCCATTTATTTTTGGGGTTGTTATATCCGCAACCGTATCATCATCATCATCATCATCATCATCATCATTATATAATTTAGTAAAACAAACAAACTCACCGATATTTGTCGCAGTGATACCGCGCGCAACTGCCGTTTTTTTCTTACGCGTCATAGCATCACCAAGTGTTATATTTATTTTTGCTGCAGAACCATCTGGAGTGGAAGTATAAAGTGAAATTAAACGAGCAATTTCGTCGTATGATTTGTTCACACGCCTACACGATATATTTGCCGCTTTCATATTTGCCTTGAATATATCATAATCAAAGTCGAGTGTATGAATATGATGGATTGGTTTTTTTTTATATTTATCTGGAACAATATTTACTCCCCATATTTCTTCATATGCCCATATCATCTGTGGCTGATCCCAATCAGGATAATTATTGGATGTTATCGCATTATCAATAAGGCTCGCAAATACAAGACAATAATGAATATTACGGCGAACATTTAGTTTAGATATATCGCTATCGCTATCGTCGATGATGATACGACGCGATTTTCTAGAACTGGATACACTTCCAACCCAAAAAGGTAATGATGAGTTTAGGATATCGATAAATCGATCATAACAGCTTTCTATAACAGCTTTACTGGTGATTTTCGAGAGAAATGTTCCTTGTGATGTTTTCGTATGAAAAGCGGATTGCCGCGATCGCTTATATTTCCATATTTCTTCAATAATCATATCCTTATCTGTGATATCAGCAACACGCCCAAAATCAATCGCTCGAACATTATCCTTATTTTCCTCATCAATGAACCAGTTTCCTTCGTGTGCATCAACCAACTGTTTTTTAATCTTTCGCATACATAATAACTGTATAGCTCCTGCGCCACGCGCTGCTGCAACTATTAATGTAGGATTCGCGATACTTGAGGTAACTTTATAAGTATTTTCACCTGTTGTTTTCGAACGGGTATCATCACCTACCATTTCCATACACATCATAACGACCGTTGTTTTATGTGCGATAATTTGAGATGCAAAATATTGAAAAACACGAATAACCTTTTCACGTTTCGAAGTACTAGCTTTTTGCTGTATCGCATCAAGTATAAGTTGTATATCAGCTTCATCCATTTCGATTAAATCTCCAACAAGTGATGGAACCATTTTTTCTCCAAGATGGAATGTTTGGTAAAGTTCATTATGATTTTTTTGCTCTATTGTTATTTCAGATGCTTCTAAACTAGATTTTCCGATTTCATTATCATCATCATCTGAATCATATCCTGGATCTGTTGGTAGGACAAGTTGAAGATCGTCTAACTCTACGTCATTTGGATCGTTCTGTTTCATCACAATTTTAATAACCAACGTAGAAACGATGACTCCGCCGCTTCCAGCCCTTATCTTTTTTTTACCAGATACACCGATATTATCGCTTCGAATAAATATATCTCCATTCGCATCGACTAAACCACCGGGACGATGTAATGTGAAAATAAAACCAGCCATCGAACTAAATGTGAGTGGATTTATCACCGTATCTGGTCGAAGCATCGCTTCAATAATGCATTTGTTTAATTTTCGTTTATTCAAACAAAAATAGATACCGCCACCTAACATTATATTATAATTTTGATATTACTAATATAATGATATATAATGATTAATGAATAATAATGAATTATTTAATCAACACTATCCATTTCAGATTCTGCCTTTTTCTTAACTTCCGTTAGCGTCGAAAGTCCGTGATCACCATACTTATCCATAACCACATCATCACTCTCAAACAACTCCTTTCTCATCTCTTCAACAGTCATAGTCACCGATTGTGAATCGTCAGAACCACCAAATGTAGAAACAGATTGAGACAAGTCACCCACAATACTAGCCTTATCAACTACATCTACCAGTGTTTCTCCATCCTTCGCCAACATCTGGGTTAACTTATTTCCACTCTCTTTCGCCAATTTCTTATTCTCTTCAATCGCCTTCGCCTTCGTCTCCTTCACGCGCTTCTCAAACTCATTCTTTGCCTGTTCTTCATTCTTCTTCTTCTCCGCCATCAACTGATTCAATGTCTCTTCCATATATTCAACACGACCAGTCTTGTATGCCTCCGGATGAAATGGAACCCACAAACCTACAGGACCAACAAATACATCGTGGTTCGGATCCACCTCGCGCAACATCTGACTGCGCAATTCTGCCTCCTTCTGCGAACCAAAAACACCGCGAACCTTAAGTCCGCGAATCGATGTCTGAAAACGATGCTTCTCGCCAAACTCATTCTCCAACTCATCTTCGTGCTTATCCAAAAATGTCTTATACTCATCATAAATATTTGTCTTTTGAAGTATCTCCTTCTCCTCCTTTGCGAACTCCTGAAAATCAAGTGTGAGCTTCTCAAACTCAAGATGATGCTTAAATGATACAAAATTCAAAAACTGAATAAACTTCTCCATCGACTTTTGATAATCCCAATAGTGTAGAAACTTCTCGAAAAAGAAATGATCCTTTTGCTTTAGAATAGATTCCGGCGAAACAAATGAAAGACACGCAAACTTTTGACCAGCAATAGGCTTGTCTTCTTCCAAGAGATCTACATATTTAGGATTAACACGACCGTGCTTATCGGTTTGAAGTTCAACTCCAGCAGGCGCATTCCCAGACTCTGAATCAGTGTGAAACATTGATGGTTAATTGTGATATATACTATAAAATAGTAGTTTTAAGTGTTTTAAACGCGAACAAAAATTGGAATGAATGAATACAAAATAATCAACACAAATTAATATAATAATTTTCTTTCTATTATTTATAATAATAATTTCAAATGACTGCTGGTGTTTTTGATTTAGGCGAACTCGTCAAGAGAACCATTAAATATTTAGTTGAAGGTATTATGGTTGCTATCGCCGCGTATGCCATTCCTAAACGCTCTCTCTCTTTTGAAGAGGTTGCGTTAATTGCCTTGACTGCTGCAGCTACATTCAGTATTCTTGATACTTATGTTCCTAGTTTAGCAGTTTCTGCTAGAACCGGTGCAGGTTTCGGTATCGGCGCGAACCTTGTCGGATTCCCTACACCCCTTCGCGTCTAAAGTCGCAATAATATCTTGATCTTGATCTTGATCTTGATCTTGGCGTGTAGTTAGATGTTTATACCTATATATTAACGATTATGTCTATAATATATAGTAAATACCAGTATTCATTTGATGAACGGACTATTATTATTAAATGAAATTAAAAATAAAATAAGCTCAAAATTCGGTATTGGTGTGCAACATAGAAAGGAAAGTGGTGCAGTATCTGAATTACGTAATAGAATAAATTCGTATTACCACAACATTGTCGAACAAGATCCCGATAAAGAACGGTTTATTATCGTATTTATCATTTTTTATATTATTGTTTTACTCGTTCAAGGCAAACGGTTTTATTGGTGGTATCCTTCCTTCAATTTAAGTGAAAATATTAGCCTTGGTTTAGGAAAATCGTATCCAGATAATAAACTAGAAATTGATATTATCAATCGCGAATTTATTCTAAAGCGTATGCCGAGTGATGTATCTTTTTTTAGATTAACAGATGCGAGTCCGGCTTATGCATTTGAAGCAATTATATCACCAAACGAAATGACTGTTGACGAAATGGTTCATATTATAACAAATGCTCGCGTGATCGCAGTAACGCGTTTCTTTAAATGGATGTATAACCGCGCAAGACCATATCAAATAAGCCCTGATATTATTAATATGGAAAACGGAACTTTGTTAATTTCGGAAACAGCGGACACGCCATCTTATCCATCTGGACACGCTCTTCAGTCTTATTATCTAGCAGTCATATTATCGCGCAAATTTCCCGCAAAAACAAAGGCGATTATGGATATGGCGTCAAAATGTGCGAATGTACGTATTATGGCTGGACTGCATTATCCCAGTGATCGTGATTTCGCTTGGTGGATCGTCGATAATTATTTAGTCGATGTTTAAGACGCCACCAATCAGGATTGGATTACTTTGGTCGCCACCAATTTCCCGGTTTCTTTTCGACATTTAAAATCATATTGTTATAATCTACAAATCGCCGCTCTATGTCGCTATAATCCGGGCGTTGTGTGATGCATATCGGTGTTATTAAATACCATCTATCATAATTTTGGAGTTTTTTCCAATAAATATCGCATCCATATTTCGATTTATGTTGCGGATTATATGTGAATAATGATATACCTTCTTCAAAATTTTTAAGAAGCACACTCTGATATTCGCGTCGTACAATATAACTAGTACAGCAATTACAATTTGCGATTCGAACACACTCTGGACCTTCTATTCTATATGGTGGGTAATTATTTCCAGATAACAGAATAACATCCCAATTATTTTGGTATTTATCTAAAAATTTATTCAATTGATCTATTAATATTTCCGGAAGTATAAACTCGGCATCATCTTCACAAATAAGTACATAATCCCAATTTTTCGCAATAGCAATACGCAAACATTCTGCGTGACTTTTCCCACATCCTAACAACCCATTTTCAGGATCTTTTATCGCAGAGAATCGTTGCACATTTTGAAATGTGAAATCCGAGGGGTATGCATTACGTAAATCATTTACTTGTTTTTCAAAAAATTTACGACGATCAACTCGAGAATCTAAATTTATATAGATCGTATTCTTAATCAGATCTCCGATTGTGAGGGTTGTATTCACTTCAGTTCCCATACGAAATTATAATATTTATTATAATATTTATTATAATATTTAATATACTATTATATATGGTAACATTAATTACATTTATATTTGAATTCGTATTATAATTTAAAAATATATTCTAAAATCTCAATACAGAAAACAAACGAAATCAGTTTAGAATATATGATAAGTGTTAATATAATGGGAGGATTGGGCAACCAATTATTCCAGATTTTCGCAACAATAGCTACTGCACTACGTAATAATGATACGTTTTTTTTTATGAGGTATATCAGATTGCCTGGAAATCCGGGTCATATTAGAAAAACCCATTGGGATACATTTTTGACTTCACTTAATCCATACATAACCAATGTGACTGATATAACAAATGCCGCATTTCAAAAACTGCCTCTATGGAAGGAGTCATCATTTGAATATAATGAATTACCTACATCAACCAGACAATTAGATAAGCCTCTTCGATTATATGGATATTTTCAGAGTGAAAAATACTTTGTGTCTAAATATACCGAAATATGCGATATTATTCAACTTCACGCGAAGCAAGAACTCATAAAAAGTGAATGTAGTAAAGAAGAATGGTCAAGCGAAATACGGGGAAATAATATGGTGGAAAAAACCAGACAACTAATAAGTATGCATTTTAGAATAGGCGATTCTGTATTAAATCCACATATTCACCCCATACTAGATATTGTATATTATAAAAATGCATTGAATTATATGTTTTCAATATTAAATGCGAGCACACCATTATCAATATTGGTATTTTACGAAGAATGTGATCAGATCACAGTGTATAAAAACGTAGCAATATTGCAGCGAGAGTTTAGCAAACACAATATAAAATTCTACTTTATAGATGTTAAAATCGAAGATTGGAAACAGTTACTGATGATGAGTATTTGCGACCATAATATTATTGCGAATAGCACATTCAGTTGGTGGGGTGCATATTTCAATGCGAACACACAGAAAGTAGTGTGCTATCCGAATATCTGGTTTGGTCCAGGTGTATCGTATAATACAAAAGATTTATGCCCCGATTCGTGGATTAAAATTACGGCGTCGGTATAAATTCCCAATCTAACTCGACACATATTTGTTTCCATATTTGGTCTTGCTCAATTCGTTTTTCACGATCTTTCAACATCGGAAAATATGGAAGAAATTCACGTTCTTCAAGAAGTTCGCACAATTTATAAACTGTATAATAGTAGTTCAAGAAATTCACACGGTCATCTGGACAGAATTTAGCATATGGTCCTTGGATCTCCATAAACAGATTGCATAAACGGTCTTCCAGATCAGGAGTCATAACTGGAGGTTTAATCCCTAATTTATCTTTAATAAATGGAATGTGTTCATAATATTTATTAAACCCGAGTTTTTTCATAATTTCTTTTGCTTTTTTGTCTGTGAATTGAGAGATTTCGATTCTCTCCTTTTTAATCTGTTGCTTAATACTTTCGATAACATTCTCTGGGATGGAAGTGGTTTCTTTTGCTTGAAATTGCGCCAAAATTTCGCGAAAATGATTGATTCTTTTATATGCATAAAAACACGCTTCTTTAGGCGGTTCTTTGTACGATGGTTTCTCATTATCAATAAGAAAAATCACGTGTTTCGCACAATGATTACAAACCATAATACCTTCACATTCAACGGGTATCATTTCACCTTGGGAACAGAATTGGCATATATCAGTCGGATACACATATTTAGAAATATCGATATAATTATGATCGATACTTGATAGATATTTTTGAACGTTATTATGAGCATTCATATGTAATTCTTCTGCCTTTTTCGCTTCAGGTAATTTAAAAAATGCATTTAAGGATTTTGTCTTTGTAGCACCACCAGTTGTAATGGTCTTTTTATTCTCGAAATATTCAAATATATATTCACTATTATTCAAATAATAACTTTTATAAGTGTGCTCGTGGTCTTTTATTGTAGTGTTGATTTCTTTAATCCGATCACGGATCTCCATTATTTCGTCGATGGTTGAAACGGATTGTTGTGGCGCAATGTTATCATTATTATGAAAAGACTTTTTCATTTCCTGCAGTTTTAACCTTAACTCTGATTTTTCTTTTTTAAGAGAGGGAATAACCACATCTTGTATATGCTGATATCCCGATTGTATTTCTTTGTGCTTACTATCAAGTGTAGTTATACTTTTTTCATCTAATACTATTTTTTTATTGGGCTTATATTTAAACGACGACATAAGATACGAAAATATTACTTATACCTGATACCTGATACCTTACGGAAAACGAGAAACGAGAAACGGAAAACGAGAAACTAATATTGTTATAATGAAGTAGACAAATATGAACCTATTTCAAATGAATAAAGATAATAGTACACTTTAGAAATAAATAGATAATACTAATAAATAGATAATACTATAAAAGTTATAGTAAATGTGATTCGTTATAAAGAGATTTAGTGATAATTATTTAATTCGTATTTCATTTGTTTTAACGAAATACGAAACAACTTTCATATATTTAGGAAAACACATATTTTTTCGTATAATGTGTTAATTTCTAATTTTTTTTTCTTGTTCAATATTATAACAAGCAATTTACAATGGGTGGAGGACTTATGCAACTTGTCGCCTATGGCGCACAGGACGTTTACCTTACTGGTAACCCCCAGATTACTTTCTGGAAGGTTTCTTACAAGCGTCACACTAACTTCGCTATGGAGTCTATCGAGCAGACTTTTAACGGTCAGGCTGACTTCGGTCGCCGTGTGACCTGCACCATTTCTCGTAACGGTGATTTGGCTTACCGCACTTACCTTCAGGTGACTCTCCCCGAGATCGGACAGGGTCTTAAGAAGAGTGGCGACAGGGGTGTTTATGCCCGTTGGCTCGACTTCCCCGGTGAGCAGCTCATTTCTCAGGTTGAGGTTGAGATCGGTGGTCAGCGTATCGACCGCCAGTATGGTGACTGGATGCACATCTGGAATCAGCTTACTATGTCTACCGAGCAGCAGCGCGGCTACTTCAAGATGATCGGCAACACCACTCAGTTGACCTTCATCACTGACCCTCTGTTCAACGCCATCGATGGTCCTTGCGACGCCAATGCTCCTCGCCAGGTTTGCGCTCCCCGTAACGCTCTCCCCGAGACTACTCTTTATGTCCCTCTTCAGTTCTGGTTCTGCCGCAACCCCGGTCTTGCTCTTCCTCTGATTGCTCTTCAGTATCACGAGGTTAAGATCAACCTCGATATCCGCCCCATCGAGGAGTGCTTGTTTGCTATCTCTACTCTTAACTCTGGTGCTTTGCCTTCTGACTCGTCTTTCAAGACTGTCGCTGCCTACAACCAGTCCCTCGTCGCTGCTTCTCTCTACGTTGACTACGTCTTCTTGGACACCGATGAGCGCAGACGTATGGCTCAGAACCCCCACGAGTACCTGATCGAGCAGCTCCAGTTCACTGGTGATGAGTCCGTTGGTTCTTCTTCCAACAAGATCAAGCTCAACTTTAACCACCCCGTTAAGGAGCTCATCTGGGTTGTCCAGCCCGACAAGAACGTCGACTACTGCTCTTCTCTTGAGCAGGGCACTATCCTCAACCGTCTTCTCGGTGCTCAGCCCTTCAACTACACCGATGCCGTCGATGCCCTTCCCAACGCCATCCACGCCTTCGGCTCTCAGTCTGGTGTTGCCGCTACCACCGGCTCTTTCATCGATGCCTCTGGTCTCTTCAACGACGCCGGTGCCAACGATGTTTACACCACCAACACTACCTGGTGGAATGTGGACACCACTAGCAGCTCTGCCCAGCACGACCTCCCCCATTTCTCCAATATCAGCGGTTATGCTTCTGGTGTTTCTGATGCCGGCACTTTCGTCCTCACCGAGTCTTCCCTCGATATGCACTGCTGGGGTGAGAACCCCGTCGTCACTGCTAAGCTCCAGCTTAACGGTCAGGATCGCTTCTCTGAGCGCGAAGGCACTTACTTCGACCTCGTGCAGCCTTGGCAGCACCACACTCGTGCCCCCGATACCGGTATCAACCTGTATTCTTTCGCTCTGAGACCCGAGGAGCACCAGCCTTCCGGCTCGTGCAACTTCTCTCGTATCGATAACGCTACTTTGCAGCTTGTTCTCTCCAACGCCACCGTTGAGGGCACCAACACTGCTAAGGTGCGTGTCTATGCCGTGAATTACAACGTTCTGCGTGTGATGTCCGGTATGGGAGGCCTTAACGCTACAGTTATAGTAATGATGATGATCATACTATCAGCTGTGAACCAGGGCCTAAAAGCAGCATGCCGTAGTAATGTGAGTTCTTACTGCGGAAAACCATTTGCGTCCTCACAATCGTCACCTTTGATGATTTGACTAGCTGCTAGTGTTACCGACTTGTTGTCGTCGGGAATGCGACATTTCTTGTTGTTCGGGAAACCCCTTAGAGCCTTTTCTACCAAGCTCATATCCGAAAGGAATGAGTGGCCAAGAGTAATGAACTTGGGTATGGTAATAATGAAAAGGATTGGGCAATCCGCATGCTCACTACCTAAAGACATTATGCTAGTCTATGGTAGGGCGTCAGAGACTGAACGGAAATGGGTTATTGATGATGGTTTAAGCAACCGGAAATAGCTTAAGATACAGTCCTCCCTCTAGGGAAACTTAGGGGAATAAGAGTGCTTACAGCAATTAAATTGTTTGTATGCGTTACACTATATTTTGAATTCTAATTTTATGTTTATCATATGATAAATATAAAACTGTATGTTATAAATAAAATAGTAGTTCATCTAATAAAATTGATTTAATAGGTATTATTATATTATTATATTATTATATTATTATATTAATGTATTCATTATAACATTATACTTCACAATATGCTGAGCTTTCAAGAACAACACAAATACATATGTGATAAATATGCATCTGCGTCAGTTACATTCAAACACGGACATGTGAAGACTCGAGGACGCACCGCCAATCAAATGAAGAATCCACTATGGGAAATCGTAGATCCCCACACCGGAGAAATCAAACAGATCATTATGTATTGCGAACCAGGCGAATACTGTGAATTATGTCCAACCAGTTATCAAAAAATACTAGTCTACGAGAAAGATCACAACAAATGCAAAAAAGTAACATGGTATAAAACCCAAAATGGTTATATATCGTGTAATAAAAACGTATTTGTCCATCAGGTCATTATGGATACGTGGGGGAATGGAAAGGGTACGAATATCGTAAGTGTTGATCATATCGATAGAAATCCTCTGAATAATCGACACGATAATTTACGAGTTGCAACGATGGAAGAACAACAAAAAAACAGTAAAGGCACGGCTGATGACGGAACCAAACGCGAGAGAAAAAACTGCGCAAAAAAATTGCCTTCTGGGATCACACAAGAAATGATGAAAAAATATGTAGTATATTATCACGAGTGGCTAAATACAGCACATACGAAGAGTAGAGAGTTCTTCAAAGTTGAAAAACACCCCAAACTAAAAAAACCATGGATTACTAGCAAGTCAGGAAAAGTGACGATTTTACAGAAATTGGAATCGGCGAATAAGGTGGTGATAGATTTAGAAATGAACATATTTCCAGCAGAGACCGAAACAGCAAAGATGTTACCGAAGTATTTCTCGCTTGTGTTTATGCGAGAAAAACCGCATTTAGTATATGAGAGAAGACGCAACGGCGTTCGTGAAGGATTGCGCATGGTATTGCCTGAAAATTATACAATCAATGATGAAATCGCGAAGTTGAAACAGAAAGTAGATGTAAAATACGGAACAGAACAATGGCTTGACTAATGGATTGATTTCATCATAATAAATTAATGAACAATAAAATTGAAACATAAGTATTTCTATTTCCAATCAAGAACATAAACAATCTAACCACACAACACACGATGCGACCACTTCGACGTGTTGATCCAACCAACCTTCAACCCGGAAAAATGTATCTCATTCGAGAAAAACGTCCAGAGTTTGCCCATCTCAATAGCAAAGGCGTCTTTGTGAAAAATGATTATCCACCGTCATCTCATTATTGTACCATAAGCCACTTCACGAATGTTGAGATTCGCAATAATGTACACTATATCGACCTCCGTCTTCAAGACGTGTATTGGAACTATTATGAAGCCGACGCCGTTGAACGTGCCTACACTACCCAAGCTCTCTGCATCATCACTGGCGACCCAGATTTCATATTTAATTATTAGTGATAATAATATTCTCGTTATATATAATAAAAATGAAATTCATCTTCTTTATTGTTATTACTTTCATCACATTCATTATATTTTTTATGGAAGCACTTATCCATTTCAATATTGGAAAGAATGGTGAGCATAAACAACACGAATATATACGTGTTTCAGACCAAATAAAAATTCATATTCCAGATAAAAATGAATTTTTTCAAATATGTAAAACTGTGTTGTTCTTTTCGTGTTTAACAGGATTATTAAGCTCGTATATTATTAAGCATCATTTGTAATTTGATAGGTTTCCTACATTCGGCTTACGCCCCCTTAACCAAATCAAACCCGTAAAACTTCCAAAGAAGAATCGAGACCACACTTCCAACAATAAAACCGTTTCCTGCAGCATCCAATGTCTTTCCTAATAAGAAATATCCAATCACTGGGAAGAGAATGTAAGTTAATACGGCATAAAACGCCATAACGCCGCTGTATTTTGTGAGGTTGAATGGGAGATTCATTGTTGATTGATTGTTTGTGTTATATAGTAGCGAGAGAATATAAAATTATGTAAATTGATTTATTTATTGTACTTGTTTGAATTATTCTTCGTCTGGTTCAAAATGGTTGCGTTTGAAGAACCAAGATGTTGTGCCGTCGTCTCCTGGTCCTGGAATGTTTGTAATCTGAGGAAACAGAGAAGATGCATTCTTTGGATATCCATGTAAATAACCAGAACATCCCTGACCAATCCACTTGCGTTGTTTATCGTGATATTGACTATTTGTTATTTTTTTAAACTTTAATTCGTCTACATACACTTTTTCAAATTGTTTCAATGAATAGACTCTTCCAAACCGCATAAAAGATGTAGTGTATTTTTCTCTTTTTTCTTCTTTTTCCCAAGCTCTAACGTCATTCTCGTCGTAAATTTCATTTCGGTAATATACCTCTTGTTCGCCGGCTGTTGAAATTGACGACATCGCACCACCACTGCAAAACGGCACCACCTTGATGTCATTTTCCATCTCCGTCATTCGTTCCTCTATTTGTTTCACACTTTCATTCAGTGCAGACTGTTGTCCTTTCAACATATCTCGCAAGGCACGCATATCTTCCTTCATCATCAACATTTGATTTCGTAGTTCCATATTTTGTGCGTAAAGTTCCGCGACTTCATTCTCCTTTGTCCTCGCCCATTCTCTCGCCTCTTCCTTCTGTTCTTTCTTGCTCTTGCCTTGCGTTGCTCCCATTTTTGTCGTATTCGTTTGTTGCGTCTGTTATATTAGTAGTTGGTTTATTATAAAAGAATTCAATTTTATTCTCCCCTTCCCCAACCCACTCTGCACACCATAACATAATCCCTCCAGAAACCACGAATGCGAGTGAAAACCACCTATCACTCGGATAATTCCGTATAAATAAAAATAAACTTGTTAGGAATAGCACGATAAATGCGAAAACCGAAATAATTGTATTGGTATTCATAACATACGACAATCTATAATGTTAGCGTATATTATCCTAAATTAGTGTTTACGCAGTACTGAACGTCACTTTATTCTATCACATCACATCACATCACATCACATCACATCACATCACATACGGCAATAAATATTCATCTCTTTTTTCATCACGCGTCTTCTTCGCCAGATCCGCCGCCTTTGGTTCAGTGGATTCAGGAATACAGCAGCCACAATGGTCTTCATTCGCCTGGTTAATTTTTCGGTCGATAATTCTCTGGTCGTATTGAACACTCCAGCGTCCTAATAATATAGATGGTTTCGTTTTCCCGTAGAATGAAATGATACGCTTGATAGAAAATGCATACATTATAATGATTCGGTCGATTCTGTTGATTATGTCGATTCTGTTGATTCTATTCATTGTGATTCAATTTTATCCGACGTGTACGTCGTCCGTATTCACAATATTGCTTCTGAGAGAATCCACGTGGGCGGCGACAGTTTATACTCCGCTTGTATTTCAGAGACCAACGGCGGCGTGTATGTCTGATAGGCTGTTGCATATCCGTATACTATATATACTATATATACTATATATACATATATGTATACAAAAACATATCGTATAATGTGTATTATTATTTCATATTCAATATGTTATAGTATCCGTAATGAACAATTTGAATATAATCGAACACCAACCCGAAAATACGAATTCGCAATATAGACAATACAAGCGAGAGAGAAAGCACAATGCACAAACATTACCTAGTGGGTTAACACACGAAATGATGAAAAAATATGTGGTTTATTACCGCGAAACATTTGAACGTAATGGAAAAATACACACGAGAGAATATTTCAAGGTAGAAGGACATCCGAAATTAATGAAAGTTAGTACAAAACCGTGGATAAGCACTAAATCAGTAAAGATTTCGCTCGCGGATAAACTGTTAGATGCGAACCAAGTTGTTTCCGATTTAGAAAATAATGTGTATCCAACTTCACATTATACTTCTCCTATTATCAATAATGATATGAATAATAATGATAATAATAATGATATGAATGATCCAAAATCTCTCGAACAATCAAATAATATCCAACAAAAAGGAAATAATTTCGACGTTCATCGGCTGATGAAAATATGGGAAAGTTATCTTCCAAAATATGTTTCGATTCGTAATGTTCGAGAGATTTTAGGCAGTACATTGGGTGTTACGCTTACTTTTGATAAAAAAGATAAAACGAATCATTACAGATGGTCAATGAATCACCGGTTTTCTCTCGATGATAATACAGGATGTGTCGATAATCCAACATTTATTTCGAATCAAATACAAGTACTTCGTAATAAATTATCACAAAAATATGGAATGGATATTATGTCGATTGTATGATCAATTGTGTGATCGATAGTATCATCGACTGCATTGATATCAAGGTAATATAATATAAAAATATATATTTGTATATTATATACTTCTAAGTATAATAAGGTGTTGTTTTAACCAAAAATGTACGATATTTTCTATTCGAACGATCTCATCGACTCTGTTACTCCTACAGTACCACGAGGAAAACGCAGTGATATAACCGAAAATGACCGTATAAGTTTCGTTTCATCTTACGGTGATTTACTTAAGCTACTTGATGCGATGGATAATAAAGAGAACATCAGTGATGATATGATTGAAACAATGATAAATAAGTAAGATTTTGTTTTATCGCTATTCTTATGATATCAAACAATGTATTGAAATCATAAAAAATTGAAATGTTTTTTGTAGTATGATGTAAATGATGTGAATCAATTCTCAGAAATCAAAATGTCGAAACCCCAGTACAGCAGCAGCAGAAATACCGCTTATACTACTCCATTCTGCAAAGTGTGCGCGGATGCAGGACTCCCTTCTTCTAGCTATACCAGTCACTACGTGAAGGACCAACCCGGTCCCAACGGAAAAGTCGTGTGCCCGACACTTATAACGCAGGCTTGCCGCGTTTGTGGTGAACGTGGACATACGTCGTCATACTGCGAGGTATTGAAAGAGCGTCGCAAATACAACTCATCCACTTACCAGGATCGCGATCGTCATCATCATAATCATCGTCGCGGAGAAGAAGAAGAAGAAAAGAAATACAACCAACGCCAACCAAGAATCAGCAGCAGCATCGGCGGCAGCAGACATCAGGATCGCGACATCTCATTCAATCGTCTTGATGAAGACACACAACGTCACGAACGCGATGTCGCAGAACGAACCCAAAAATACTACCACGAACAACACCGTCAATCAAAGCCTTGGCTGCAAGCTGCTTTGAAACAACCACACCACACACCTTACGCGCATCCTCACGGACCTCGTGTTCGCATCGAGCTTGAATCCCGCGCACTTTCGGCTGGTGCTGCGGCTGCTGATACCAAATCGAGTCAGTTGCCCTCATTCAAGGAACATCTTGAAGCGATGAATATACGTCCAATCGATCTGAATCATTCCAAACACTGGGGTGATGAAGAAAATACGCCGTTTGTCTGCGATCCCGAGAAAATGATGCGTGAGTTTGCACAATCCTTCGTCACTGAATCCCGCGTAACCGACGAAGAATTCGACTTTATCAAAGCGTGCGACAACGACGACAACGAAAACTGTTTCCCCGAAGAAGCCTGAATTTGGACCACTTACCCACCCAAAATTAACCCATCCAACCTACAATCTCAATAACACAAAATAAAAAAGTATGCGTATTTGTTCTAACACTTTTTTATTCTATTTTTTCTTATTCTATTTTTTCTTATTCTATTTTTTCTTATTCTATTTTTTCTTATTCTATTTTTTTTATTAAAATATGTTTTTTGAAGTTACGTTACTAAATGCTTAAGGTTGAAAAAAATTGAAATGTTAATTTAAGAAGTGATAAAATTAGCAGATAACAAAGAAAGATACAACAATTCAAATGACCGATACGACTAGAGCGAATACAACCGAGCAAACACAATTCAACCCCGAAGACAAAAAATACAAAGTACTAAATTTTGCATCACTTCCACAGAAATACGATTGCGTTTGCGAAAATACTACTACCGAACCTGGATTTCGTTGCTTTTGTGAAGGAAATCAAAAACAAACACAAGAAAAGGTGAGTTCCGCCGTAGATACTGCAACGCGGGAAACGCCGCGTGAATCAAAAGGAGTTCAAACGAAACCACAAATGAAAAAGACATTTTGCACTTTCTGCTACAATCGACGCAGACCTGCGAGCGAATACAAGTCGCATTTCGTCAAAAGTGGACCAGAATTTGGCGCAAAGATTGTGTGTCCACTTCTACTTTCGCAACAATGCGCTCGTTGTGGTGAAATCGGGCACACACCAAAGATGTGCAAAAGCAAAGAATACCTGCGTAGTTACAGGGGTTTTCCTGTAAACCCAAAATACATCGATTTCAATATCGACTCTTTGTCTAGACCAATGTCTTGGCTTCATCCGATTCCTCCAGCTCTTCAAGACGTACACAGAAAGTACGAAAACGAGTTTGTGAAGACATCGCGTGTTTGGATTTTGATGTCGGGTGATCATACCAAATACACTGAAGATTTCTACCTTTGTGAAGGAGGTCCGAATTGGGTTCCATACAGCGTGAAACCAAAAACTGAATACGAAACAATGGTCATTCACCATTACAAGTGGATGCGGCAACACTTCTCCTCCGACATTACCAGACCGCAACGCTATATAGTTGCTTATCCTGCCGCCCCAAAACAAGAAGTCAAACCCAAAGAAGTCAACCCCATCCCTATCGCACGTTGTGAGCTATTACCCAGTGATATCCGAGACATCATTAAAAAATACACAGTCCCTAAACCCGCAAGCACCGACCCCTAACCTCTAAACCCTAAACCCTACCCCCTACACTCATTACCGAACGCGCGTGCTTGTGATACAACTTCAATAAACAAACATTTTTTATTCTATATCGAAATAATGATATGATATCAATGATAAAACGTCATTTTTTGTAAATTTCTACTTGGCGTATTCGATACAGACCGACTAATTAGAATATTACTACTAACTGTATTTGAAGGCGATACTGATATATCCATATCAATCGCTCTTTTCGAAGCCATCTTAACATTCGAGAATACAGGCGACATCGGATAAATTAATTTACCGGTCATTATTTGTGGGATTTGTGAGTATTTGTTAACACGCATAAAGTGACGAAGATCGCGAAGTAAACTGCTCCACGAATATGAACGTATATCATTGGTGCGAAGCGTGGTTATTAACGCGTATGTGAGAGCACCAGCGAATTGGTTATTGATATATGCGTCGGCGGATGTTTGTTCATCACGAGAGCCGCTAATCATATAGATATCGCCAAGAGACTCTGCATATTTTGATTGAATAAATGATTTTTGTTGAGTTATCCAACGCGTTGTTGGTCGAATTGCGATAAGCCGACTGAAATCTTCATATTTATATCGAAGATCGCAACCGGTTCCATTATGGCAACAGTCGAGAATAGCGTATAATTTCGCACCCTTAGGAATTTTGTTAATAAGGCAAACGCGAAGTTCATCGTCGGTGATGATACCTGCTGTATCATAGTCAATCGGGCACAAACAAGAGTCAAAACCGGTGGTTTCATCGCCATTTGTGTCGCGTACAAGACTACCGTGTCCAGAAAAATGGAATACGACTTCGTCGCCAGAAATTAAACCAGAAACTAGCCTGGATATACCGGCAAGTATATTTTCGCGGGTTGGGCGCATTGATTCAGGAAGAAGTACAGTAGATCCACGATTTCCGTCAGTAAGTAGTGTTACTGCATCAGATGAATATCCTAAATTCGAACGCAAATATTGCGAGACGTTCATTATGTCGTTATAACATCCGTTTAATTCGCTAGATGTATCGCGGTAATTTATACCGACAAGTAATGCAGATCGACGAGGTGGTCGGGGGATAGAAGACATAATTATGAATGAAAAATAATGTCTATAATTATTTGATATATTTTATAATAATTACGAATGGAAACGAACTATTAATATTTCGAGACAAACAATCTATTCATCGCACACACTTCGGGTTTGTCTTCGCTTTTCATCGAGGTGAATATATTTTTAACGATAGAATCGTGTCTTGCGCGTATCGTATAGTCTTGCTGTATTGAGCCGCGCCCGATACGTCCCATTGATTGGATTGCCTTTTCTTGAGACATTGTTTCTAAATCTTTACCCAGATATCCGTGACTAAATTGATAGTTTGTGCCGTAAATATAATCAGTCGCAGTGATAATAAGATACAGTTTTTGGTGCTTTGCGAGTGTTTTCATAATATCAGTATATTTCTGGTTTGTAGTGTTGGTGATTGCCCCGATACCCATTAATAACAGGAGTTTCCAATGCGTTTCTACATTCAAAAGCATTATTTTCTCTACAAATTCATCTTCTACAAATGATGTGAATTCATTGGAAATTACTGTTTTAGTTGTCCAACGTTTTAAATGCTCTAATCGATTCGGGACAAATAGTTCATTTAACGCAGTATATTTTACCGATTTTTTTAGTTCTTCGATTTTAATATGCATTCTCTCTGTTTCTGGATTGATACGCGTATCTGACGTATGCTTACGCAATTTTTTATTATCATCACCGCCAGCACCAGTTGATCCAGAGTTTGATGATGATGAATCTTTGCTTTCTCCTTCCAAATCTTTAATTGTTTTCTCCAATTTTTCGATTTCTTCGAGAACGCGAGTATTGAAGTCGATTGTAGACATAATGTCTTCCATAACAACAGTCGGTATTTTAGCAATTTGTAACATATATGCGGCGACCTTGTCTACATTTTCAGTAAGATATATTGTAGGACCATCAGTTAATGTGTGTGCGTCGCTCGTGGATAGATTGACTACCGAAGTATAGAGTGGTTTTCTAACCCCTACTAGAACGTCATAAATCCGTTTCCAATATTTGGGGCGGATATTTTCAAGAAGGGTCAAGTAATACTCCTTAATGCTAGTCATAGTGATTTCGGAAATAGAACCAAACATATTCTCAGGTAAATAACGACTAGAGTTAATGACTAATCCTTTATTGTCTTCTGTGTCTGGATCTGGATCTTGATCTTTAATGGCTGATTTTGTTTGTTTTGCAGTAGATGTGGGAGCAGAATCATCAGCTGTTGCATCGTCGTCGCTGTCGTCGCTGTCGTCGCTATCGTCGTCGCTATCGTCGTCGCTGTCGCTCTCTATTTGCTTTGTGACTAATCCGATAAACCGAATAATCTCGCGCAAGTCAAAATATCGCATTATCGTTTTATATGTTTTACAGTGATCGACGCATTCAAGGACTTTCGAAAAGTCGTCTCCAAACATATAATGCGGTAATTCTACAAATCCTGATTGATTGATAATTGGTATCGACTTTTTAAAATCGTGACTTACGATACTGTAGATACCGGGTGGTTCGTCAGCAGATTGAAATTTTATTTTGAAGTCTTGAATAACATCAATTATTTCGTCTTCCCGTGGAAGAGTTGCGGATGATAAAATCACATTTGGTATTTTATTTTCTGCCCAGTTTCGATGAATAATCGGGTGAAGCATATGTTCTTTATAATCAAGAGATATAGTTGGTTCATCCCAATACATCACAAGTTTGTCGAGGGGGTGAAACGCCATCATATATCTCATTGCGAGTAAATATGATCGTATATCGCAAATCATAATCTCTACGTTGTCTCCGATGCTATTATCTACTTTACGAATTCTGCCGCTTCGTTTATCGCGTATCGCTTCCTTTGCCGCAAAATAATGTAAACGAATATCGTCTATATTGCTACAACCGAATGCGAATGCGATCCGTTTTTTAACAGAAATAGCGGCTTTCGCTAGTGCGAGACCAACGTGTCTAGCCGCGCATACGAAAATGACTTTGTATCCTTCTGATAATCCGATTGGAGACAATGTTTTTCCTGTGCCGGTAGGTGCGATATACAGTATTAATTTTGCGGAATTCTTTTTTATTACGGTGAATAGTTCTTTTTGGTGCTCATATAATTCAAAATCTGCATATTTGAATACAGATTCATTTCGTTCAATATATTTGTATGCATTACGGATAAACGCGAGTATGTTCACATCGCCTTCATAATGTTTTATGATATAATTTGCGAATTCTAGTATGTATATATTTATGTCTTTCACCGATTTTTCCAACATTAGAATTAATGTATAATAATGTTTCATCCATTCATTCGATAGTGTCTGTTGACTTGGTGTCTGAGTCTGTGTGCGATTTTTTACGGACGATTTCGATGAAACCAGATTTTCGATAGTATCTAAGATTAGATGATCGAACGTATTCAGAGAATGTCCGGGACCGGAGCTATTGTTATCTGGCGAAGAAGAAGAAGAAGAAGAAGAAGATCCTGAATTACTAGAATTTCCAGTATAATTATTGCTTAGGTCTTTCACACCTCCACCGCCGCTACCGAACATACTATTCATATTTTGAATTCGCATTAAATCCACTTTTTTCATCTGTTTTTTTGACTTAGCATCTGGAATATAGTGAATGCTTGGATCTTCTGAGACAATTTTCTCCAAACGTTTTTTAAAATATTCCGTATATAAATAATCCGACATCTCTGGTGTAGGCGTAACCTTTAGACGAGATGCTAGAGACAAATGTATATTGAACTTATTGTTCACATCGTGATATCCTTTAATTATTAAATTCAAAATTCTCATTTCAGATTCCGGTTCGGAAATCTCAACACTATTCCATTCATCTCCGGTAAGTTTTGTTTGGTGAAGGTGTGAATCTTCTTGCAAATTTGTGACTGGTGCACTAAGGTTACTAGTAGCCATTTAATTGAATTTCGGTAATAATAACGTAATAATACGATAATATGTTAAATGTTATATATCGTATTATTTTTAATTCAATTTTAGGTAATTATAGTATTACAATTGTTATTAAGTGTTTCATAAATAGGTGTTTTGTAAAATCGAATTAAATATAGTAGTATAGTAAGAATACTAACCACCAGTGATTGTCTTACGAACTTCTACAAATTGACTATTATGAAAGTTAAGCAGACAGTTATTGTGAGTGTAGACGGAAATATTGGTTCTGGTAAATCAACGACCGACGAAAAATACAAAGAATACGTGAAAGATCGTTATGCATCGTCATCGCGTGATGGCGTTTCATATATTTTTCAGTCGATTGAAAGCATCGATGAGATTTGCTTTTTGGATGAACCTGTTCAACAATGGTCAACCATACGCGATAAAGACGGAGTAGATATTTTAACGAATTTATACAAAGATACTAAAGCGAATGCATTTAAATTTCAGATGATGGCGTATATTTCGAGACTTGCCTTGTTACGAAATGCGATTAAAGACCCGAAAATCAAGCTTATTATTACGGAGAGAAGTGTTGAGACTGACCGTAATGTTTTCGCCAAAATGCTTTACGACGCGGGAGATATCGCAGAAGACGAATTTTCGATTTACACGCTTTGGTTTGATGAATTTATTAGCGATGTGCGATTATCAGGTATTATATACGTAAATGCGTCACCTGATGTATGTATTCAACGAATTAAACAACGATCACGTCCGGGAGAAACAATCCACGCAGATTATATTCAACGTTGCCACGAATATCACGAAAAATGGATAAACCAAAATACTTGTCCGATTCTCACACTTCCGGCGAATGAAGATGTGATTGGAACACCTCAATTATTAACTGATCGAATTGAACGTATCACTCAGTTTATTAACAAACTGTTCGTATAGTCACAATAATAATATAAAACTATAAAATGTAAAAATGTAAAAATGACGAGTGAAACGGATTGTCTATTTGTATCAAGTAGAGGAATTTTAAAATCGTGTAAAATCCGACCAAATCCACCTATTTCAAGTTGCGCTACTAATATACAATATTTAAAGGATTTCATAGCGAATCAGGCGAGATATGAAATACGGTCAAGAGAAATAACTCATCGAAATGATAATAATATTGTGAATAACATGGATAAAATAATACCTATCTCTATTTATGTTTGCTGTGACGCATTAAACACGTTTGTTCGTGATATTGTACCATTTATACGTATTCCATTCTACGTAGTTTGTGGAGACGGAGATTTGACTGTATATAAAGAAACGTTCAAATCGCCGAATGCATTCTTGATGTTTATATTATCACCATTTCTTCGCGGGTTTTTTAGTCAGAATATGGATATTCAAGAATGTCGTATGTATTTGATAGATAATATCACAAAATTATGGCTAGCAAAAGCACCAATAATGCGTGATGAAAAACAAATCAAAATACCGACATCATTACAAGAAGCGATTTATTTTTATACTAGTAAATTGCAGCAATTCCCAATTGGATTAGATTATCATACAATATCTTCAAATCCGAATCATCATTGGAGAACAACCCGTGAAGTTGTGAACGGGGAAATAGTATATGTTACTGAAGGAAATTCGCCAAAAGATCAAGAAACGATTTTAATGGGTATACGAAAAACAATGACTCCGTTTTATAAACGGACGCGCAAAATATATTCAAATGTATTGTTGTGTCCGGATAGATTTAACGACCGGGTTTCTGCAGTATCTACTATACCCGATGAAATTCTACATCAACAAACACATTTTTTACCAAGAACAACTACATGGAAAAATATGACGAATTTTGCGTTTGTTCTTTCACCATTTGGTAATGGAAAGGATAGTCATCGGACGTGGGAGGCTCTTTTATGTGGTTGTATTCCGATAGTAAGAACCTCGATATTTAGTGAATTATTTTATGGACTACCGGTTTTGATTGTTGACGATTGGAAAGAGATAACACCCGAATTGTTAGAGAAAACAATAGAAGACTTCAAAGAACGACACGATAAACGCGAATTTCAGTATGACCGTTTAGAATTGGCGTATTATACGAATAAATTTACTTGAATAACCATTTTAGACCCGAGAATATGGAAGATGATTTTTTTCTTTGTTGATTCTCATAATCGGTTGTCTCGTTTTCACTGTTATTATCGCTACCGCTACCGTCGGCGTCGGCGTCACCGTCGCTGTTATTCCCATTATTACTCCAGAAAATACTGGTTCTATCTTCCTTACCGGAACGTCGTGATTGTGATGGTGGTGGTGGTATATTTATTGCGATATCGGGAACATATTGATTCGTTTTAATATTCTCTATAAATGAGCGGGCATTGTCCATTATACCACCTGAATTACCAAGATATCCACTCATATCTTGATCATAATTTTTACCTTGCGACATTAAATGCAATAATACTGATTTCGGTCTATATTTTAAAATATCAATCTCATATTTTGTTATTTTAAACAGATCTTTACCGTATATTTCGTGTAAAAGAAGCCATTCAAATAGACCGCCAGTGTAAATATAAACATTCATAAATCCCAACTTGGTCAATTGTTCATATTTATTTAAAATCGTAATATCATTTGAATTTTTACCGTATACAATTATCATAATATTCGGATTATCTACGATACATTCATTTATGATGCGTTCTTCGTGTCTATAGTCAACCGTGGTTTGGATTAAACAGTGCTGCATTTTTTCAGGTAACGTATTAATGAGTAATGCTGAATATCTATTGTTTCGGTTTCGGTATACAATCATTTGTATATCTTCATAACTTACTTTTGGGATAAGAGATACTTGATTCCCCATACTTTATGATATTATATTATTTGTTGTATTGATGTAATTACAATAAATAAATTCTTTTTATTCTTTAATTGAACGATAAAACAATTTTTACGTCTTCTTTTTTTATACTTTTCGTAGCAGATATTGAAAGTTCTTCACGCTTCTTGCGTTGTTTGAGTTTTTTGAGTGTCTCTTTATTTGATTGTGCGTTATCTGTTATATGGTGCGAATCGGTAATAGCTGTATCCGAATATATTTCTGAAGTGTTAATGCTTGGTTGCGTAATTGTATGTAATTCACAACCATCTATCGTCGCAGAAGACGTATGATGAGACTTCGCTGCCCTTCTAGACGTGTTATTTCGAATGTTCATATCCGTCTCAATCGCACTATAATTCTCTTTAATATACCGTATTACTTCATTCTCAATTGTCCACTTAAAAAAGTTTAATTGACCAAGTGTTGTTTGAATGTAAGTTCCATTCTTATACGGGACATTAATTCTTTCCCATCTACAAAAGGGATCAAACCGTTTCTTTGAATAAGCTCGCAGTTTCAATTTGTAATCAACATATACTTTAAATCGCTTTGGTGTAGTTGTGTTTTGTATATCATACACAGTATAATGTTTCTTCGCATAATTCGTAGCAAACCAATCTAATATTCGTAGAGAAATACTTGTTTCACCGTTAATTACTGATAACATCTGCTCCATGTGATCATTCTCATTGTAAAATTTGAGAACTTTATGTAAAAGTAGATCATTTTGAGTATTATATATGGATGATGAATGTGCAGTGGCTATATATGTATTATTATCTATATTACCAGGTTCAATAGGAAGACAGTTATCGTTAAACGGTTTAATACACGATAGCATTTCTGTAATATAAAATCATATGTATACATACTATTTAGTATTTAAACTCTTTATGCATATAAATAATAATAATACTAGTTAAAACCAAATGCATATTTAATATAGTCTGAAATAATATATTATTATTGAACAATGTCTAGTACTCAAGATAATAACACTGGAACTGGAAATGAAAGTGGAAACGTGAATTCCGATGTATATGCGACTGTAACCGTGATTATGGATGAGATACTGGAACGAGCAGATTCTGTTAGTATAAATAGCAGCAAATCGTCGACGTCATCGTCTTCGTCTTCGTCGTCAGTTTCGGTATCTGAAACGACAAAGGATTCGGCGAGTGGTTCGGGAACAGATTCAGCGGAAATTAGTGATGCTTCATCGGTTGATATTAACGAGTGTGATTGTTTATCGGCTTCGCAAACGAAAGATCTAACATTTAAGCCATATAATATGAAGGACGGTAAATATACATATACATTTTACAGCAAACACGCAATCGATAAGGTTATGTCGTATATGTACAATACAATTAATAAGGTAAATGCGATTAATCGTGATAATACAATTCCGTTTACGGTGGTAAGAACAAGTCATAAATACGACCCAAAAGATTATGGGTATTCACAAATGGGATTTGGATTTTATAAGTATGATTTCAAGGGTCATATTTTTGATATTGAATATAGTCAAGAAAGTAAAGTGGTTGGAACGCAAGATACCGCTGAGAAGTATTTTTCTTTAACCGTAACAACATCATCTTGTGATATGTTTGATAAATTCTATAAATGTGCAGTAAATTTTAATGAGGATATGGAGGTCGACGAGTCACAACTGCATATCTATATTATGAATAAATATGGTGATTGGATTCGTTATAATAAGATACCAAGTCGTACGTTAAAAACCGTATATTTTGACGAAAAAATCAAGTATAAAGTGCGAGATGATCTCACGAGTTTTCTCACACAGGAAAAAGAATATCAGGAATTTGGTATTCCATTTAAAAAGAATTATTTGATTACGGGTATTCCCGGAAGTGGAAAGACAAGTATGATTAAAGCGTTATGTAAAGAGATTGGATACAATCTTTGTATCTTTTCTATTAACCACGATGTTGATAATACTACCGCAATTATTGCTTTTCGTGATATGCCGCCGAAATCAATTCTCTTGATCGAAGATATCGATTGTTTATTCGAGAAGAGAACTGGTACTGAAGAAAATAAGCATTTCACATTCAGTAATCTTATCAATCTACTAGACGGGGTTCTTTCAAAGCAGGGTTTGATCACATTTATCACAACGAATCATCCTGAAAGTATGGATCACGCGTTATTGCGACAAGGTAGAGTTGACCTTATTATTCATATGAATTATCCGAGAAGGGTAGATATTAAGAATTTGTTTCGAGATATAATGAAAAAGTCGTATACAACGTTGGATGAGATTGATACTGAATTTGACTCGTTTTACTCGTTTATTCAAAAGAAGAAGATAACAATGGCTGCGATTGTCGGGTTCTTGTTCAGATTTCGAAAAGACTGGAAAGACAATATTGATGATTTGTTGGATGGAGATAGATTTATTAAGGAAGTAACTAAGAACATTGAAGATAGTAAATTATACTCATAGTTATCGTATGGTAGTTATCGTAAGTATAATGCGGTAGTTATAAATAATATTTATAGTTATTATATAAGTATGAATATTATAGTGGCGGATAGTATACATTATTTGCATATCATATTGGTTTTTTATGTTGTGAGTGGTTGGCTAATTACTCCAATAGAGAAGATTCATTATTATATATTATTGGTAATTTTCATTCTTTTGGATTGGAATGATTTTGACGGCGAATGTATTTTAACAAAATTAGAGCATTATATGAGAGATAATGATAATAATCATCCTAGTCAAGCTTTGCGCGTTGGTGGTAGCGATGATTCAAATCTAACTATAAACACCGAAACCGGTCAACCTGAATTTTTCAGACCATTATTCAATAATTTATTCAATCTAAATATGACTTCAGAAGAGGCATCGCGATTGAATTACTTTGTATTTGTATCTGGAATATTATTAGCGTTTGTTCGAATGTTACATCATTATAAGATAATGAGACTTCCGGTTCCTGCATTAACTTTCTAATCACAATTATTTATCGGTATTATCGGTATTATCGGTATTATCGGTATTATCATTATTCATTCCATTTTCTTTTGAAATGTGAATTGTTTTCCCATCCGAAATCTCTCGGAATCCATATTGCCCCGTTTCAGATTACAATCTAAGCACGCAATAACTACGTTTGTATGGTTATGACCGTAGTCATTATCGATCCGATCTAATGTCCATTGTTTACGACACATTACCTCCTTATACGTAAGTATGCAATTCTCTCGACAATAATAACACAAAAGTTCAGATTCTTGTAGAAGTTCAATGATTTGCTCGAGAGATATCGAATAACGTTCGTCATATATAGAATGTGATTTATCTTGATAAATATAAGCTTTTCGTTTATTATCAATCTCTCGAACAATATGTTGTAAAGCTATACAATCCCGTGAAGAATCCGAAGAATTTAATGTGGTATCGTTATTCTTGTGTGCCTTTTTTTTTATGGAAAAAAGTTCAGGTTTATAATCTTTTAAAAGTGATAATCCGAGAGATTGGTCAGAATAATATATATCATCTAGATGCTTACTTTTTATGGTTTTTTTTTCGATTGTTGCATTTGGTTCATTTTTTTGTTTCATTTTGTCTTGATTTCGTTTCCCCTGTATATCGATTATTTTACTCATTGTATAGTATAGTATAGTATAGTATGGTATAGTATAGTATGGTATAGTATAGTATGATAATGTGATAAAAAATATCACAAATAAAAACGATTGATTATTGTTCAATCGAATGTGTGTTTTTATGATAGTATCTTGAATTTAATCTGCTGTTTATGTTTTTCAGACTGTGACTGTGACTGTGACTGTGTTATTTCTAGTCCTTTCGCATACCACGCAGGCATTCCTCGCTTTTTTCCCCATTTCGCGATGCGGCGTTTTTGTTCAGATAGATAGTATTTTCTGTACGATGCTACTGCATCAAATGAATTTTCACCATTACTTGTGCCGGTAGGTAGTAGAACTCTTTTTCTTGATGATGATTTGGTGGAGTCGTTTGATCCGATTCGAACCTTGCATTCATCCGGCATTGCGAGCGCGAATGGTGTGATTATACCGGTTTGTTGTATTTTTTCAAATCTGGCTGCATCTGGTATGTTGTTTCGAAGATATTGTGCGACAATGTATGACTTGTGCTGTTTGGATTGTGGGTGACCATACCTGTATTTCCATTCCGTATGCATCGCGTCAATCAAATCCAGTGTCCAAACAAAGTTGGCGTGAGACGCGCGACACCAGATTGTGACTGGATGGTTCTTGTGTGCGATTTTATACACACAAGGATCGATGTTTTCTAGTTCTGATAAGGTAGACAACAATCGTTTTGTTGTGCACAGCATCTGAACTGCCTCTAAAATTATTTTGGCTATATGCTTGTCCATCATATATTTCGCAGTAAGTTCTGGATTCAGTGAGAGAATAAATAGGTTCATTTGGTTTCTAGCGTAGTTCGTGACGTACGTATAAGAAATAGCAAAAATTAGAATTCAATTTTATTCATTTCTGCTAAATAGCAAACAATATAAATAAAATTTATAGGTATATACTATAAAATGTCTTTGAACCCTCTTTCTACTGCTAACACAGATATTGCCCTTCCAAAGGTAAGTGTTTCTGGATCCGTTTCTGGAACTGTGAATTTTTCATTTGGTGGGCGTCCATCAGCAAAGTCTCTTGCGAATACGTATGTTTCAAATGGATATACGATGAACTCGAGTGGATATTTAGCGAATCCGACTCGCGCTGCTCAACAAGCAGCAAATAATGCTGGTGCTCTTACTCGATATGAGGCTTCTCGTATGGGTTTGCCGCTAGGTGGTCGTCGTTAATACTTTTTATGATATAAAAATAATATCTTGTAGTATATCATAAAATGACTTTGAATTCTTCTACTAAAATTTCTATATCTGGAAAGGATATATTTGCGTCAGGTTTACCTTCTGCAAAGCTCTCGTTGAGTATAAATGCATTTAATGGTAACACCACAAATTTCAATAAATGTGCGAAACCAAGTTCGAAATCGATGGCTACCTTCAACTCATTATCACCGACACAACAACCTCACGAACCGAATGATCCATTCGTAGGACCATCTACGTTTCGATATAAGCCAGGTATGATAATGCCGTTGTGAGTGAACTTTTTGGATACTGTACTGATTTGAATAGCATACCCAAATCCATAATATACAAAAACGACTTTAAGTCATCTTTGTATATTATATATATATCATCGAAGTATTATCATAACATTATGCCTAGAAAATCAAATAACGTATCAACCGAAAATCAAACTACATCGATTGTTGTACCAAATACATTAATATTGCCTGAAACCGTGAAAAGTCAGTCGACACCACAAGAAGACCAAGCATTGAAGAACATTAATTACAAGAATATGCTTCTTACTGGAAATTATGGTATGTTGAAACCGGATGTTGTTACTCATCCGAATATTGACGCAATACTTGAAAACGAAAAAAACACGAATAAGAGTGATCCGTGGAATAAACTGGATAAATCAGCAAAGGTAATTAAGCTTAAAGATTTTGCAGCTAGACACGGAAAAGAACAAGATCTTACGGATAGAGAGAGTAATGCACTTTATCAGTTTCTTCTTTCTAATTTGGAGCAAAAAAAATTGGTTCGGGCAAAGGATGTTATTTACGATAAAGTTACCGGTTTAATCACGAGTATTCCGTGTTTACTCTTTAATTCTGTTCTTAAAAAATTCACGCTTAAGAGATGCGATAAGCGTCAATCCACGTTGAAATCACTCGCACCCACCGGTATGTCTAAGAAGCGAAAGATGAGTTTAAAAAGTAGTGGAGTAGGTAGTAATGTAGTCAATGGTAGTAGTGGATGTGATGTTGATAAGGGATACGCAGACGGTGAACTTAATAATGATAGTACATGTACTGTTTCATCTGATGGTTGTAGTGATGCGGAATAGTTATTTTTTACGAGTATTGCGGTATTTGCGATATCCCAACGACGACCTTTTGCGTTTCAAACGCAATTTAGACATTGTTTTGTATTTATTCATTCGATTATGCCTCCTAGTAGATGAACATTTCATTTTCATAAGAGTTTTAGTTATCAGATCTTCGTGCGCCAATACAACATCAACCATATGTTGATAAAACTTTCTAAAACTAGATTTATTTTTGCGTAATTCGGCAAATGTGAACCATTTTATTTCCGCCTTTTCCAATAATCCATTCGACGGATTCTTTTTCGCAGACGGAATATATTTCTCAAAAAACTTATAGTTATTGCGGTAATATTCCTCTAATCTCTCATCATAATGTGTTTTAAATACGATTGTTGTATATGTGTCGTATTTTAATTCTGCTACTTTCTTTTTTATTGCGATATGTTTCATTTGACTTTGTGATCCTAGTAAACCATTTAATTCTTCACTTCCTTCTCTTGCTGCAGCATCGATTATTGTCTCGTTCGGTTTTGTTCCGCCTCCGAAATCTGCCCAGCCAGGTGTATCATTTAGTTCATTCTCTCGACCAAACAATAAATAAACGCACCCATTATGTAATGCAACCGGCAATAATCCTGCTCCGACCATTATACTGAATAAAAAATACTAAATATAGCTATATGTATAAAATTGATATTATATATAGGGATTTAATAAATATTAAATATTAAATTATATGTATTTGATATGACGTATGATATTAACAAACACAGTAATATGGAGTGTAATTCTGACTTCGAGAAAGGTTCGCATAATCATCGAACAACCGACGACGAAGAGTACGAAACAATCGACGAAGAGTATGAAACAATCGACGAAGAGTATGAGTTCGATATTTCGCCGTATTCAATACTTCCAACAGAAGAAGATCGAGAGATAATAATAAACGACACACTTTATGAGGTAACCGAATATATGAAAGAACGTGCACTAGAATACAAAAATGAAGATTTTAGTGAGGATATTATTCAAGATGCGATTTATGGGTATTTATGTATGCATTTCTCGGAAATAACGCTTCATCAATCTGGATATTCTAAATCGACATCAGCTGAAGCGGATGCACTAAATAATGTGATCGAATCATTTATTCAAGAACTATATGATGATATTCTCGAGAGATATTATGAATTTATCGCTCCGCCTAGATCGTATAAAGACACGACAAATTCGCAAAATAATGCGGAATCCGATAATGATACTGATGCCGATACCGATACTGATGCCGATGAAGAGAACAAACATAGAATCACTGAAAAACTGAATATCTTACGCGCTAAACCGCAACCTGAACAAAGGACACCTGAATGGTATTTACGTAGAAATAATCTTATCACCGCCAGTGCTGCCTCCAAGGCATTTGGTTCTCAATCATCGATGAATCAACTTATATATGAGAAATGCAAAAATCATTCGATGATATTTGATTCTACTAGCAACGATAACCAAGAAATAAATAATGTTATCATCGAAAAACTAAATGAGGTTGAAGATGATGCGAAGACAATAGATGACTCCTCCATTGATACACCGAAGGATAAGGATACACACAAAGTTATTATAACAACCGAAGCTATTGTTCCGCCGACTATTCAGCAACAACAACACGTCTCTGTGAATTCACCTCTTCACTGGGGACAACGTTATGAGCCTGTGACTGTTCAACTATATGAGTATCGAAATAAAACAACATTAGGTGAATTTGGATGTATTCAACACGATGAGTTTTCGTTTATAGGCGCATCACCAGATGGTATTAATGTAGATCCGACGTCGCGATTATACGGTCGAATGGTAGAAATAAAAAATATAGTAAATCGCGATATCACCGGCATCCCGAAAGAAGAATATTGGGTTCAAACACAAATCCAGATGGAAGTCTGTGATATCGATGAGACTGATTTTGTTGAAACTCGTATCAAAGAATATGCAGATGAAGAATCGTTTTTAGAAGATTCACCTATTGATGATCCCGAATCAAGAATTTATACCAAAAAAGGGTTAGAAAAAGGAATTATTTTATGGTTTCAACCAGCTCCAGTTAAGAATCCGAACGGTTCTGGATTTATATATTCGATGCCTTTGTACGAATATTGTCCACTTGGGCTAACACAAGAAGAATATGAAAAATGGGAACAAGACATATTCGCCAAACACGAAGCAAACGGGTGTTTTTGGGTTAAAACCATTTATTGGTATGTAGATCAATATAGCTGTGTTCTTATCCGAAGAAATCGTTTATGGTTTAAAGCAGCCGTGCCTGTTTTACAAAGTTTATGGTCAACTATCGAGAAAGAGCGTAAAACCGGATACGCACATCGTGCACCGAAAAAAAAGACGAAAAATTCCGGAGATAGTTCGAAACAAATGGAATCAAGTGGTGAATACGTTAATGTCGTAAAAATTGATCTGTCGACACAGACGGCGACAAGCGTCGGAACAAATAATGAACAGTTTAAAACATCCAATCCAGTATCGAGACCATCAGATGTTTTAATAAAATGCTTTAAAATTGATAATTTAGATATGGTAGGAGGTTCATAATTATACATTAAAGACGAGTCGATGCATAATATCCTACTCTTTTTTCTGGAGTATTGAACGGTAATGGTTCGGGGACTTTATATTCTTCGGGCGCTTTTGGATCATATAATGCACCGCAAAATGCACTCGGTTTACACGATCCATTATCAGGTGTTAACCAATCACGAACATTGTTCGTAGCCTGGTCATATTTATTTGCTTCAACGTTCATCACAGATGGATATAATTTAGAACTACTAGACGAATTATTTTCAGATAATACTACACCATAATCAATCAATTTCTTTGGATACGTTGGATATAACAGTGGTTCATTTACCTCACGAGGATACTCACCAGATGGAACTCGGTCGGCATTAAAACCTTCTTTGGATTGTGAATTAGTGATACTTGCGAATATATCTGATCTCTTTGTATCTGATACTAATAAATATAAAATTAACAATACAGCACCTAAAGTATAGATTAACGTCCACGATGTAATTATAATAAAAGGTTTACTTGAATTCATTCGTTTTTATTATGGTGAATACGTATATTATATCATTTTATTATTTTTATGTATATATACAAAGATTTGTATATAAAAGATATAATATATACTATAATAACAACTAGTAATAATTCTAAACTACTCATTATAAATTATGCAAGATATGCAAGATATGCAAGATATGAGAGTTACAAAACGTAGCGGTCAACGTGAGATTGTCGCCTTCGATAAAATTCTGGCTCGTTTGAAAAACTTGGGTTCCCAAGCGCAAATTACTGGGGTGAATTATACAACTCTGGTTATTAAGATAATTGACCAATTATATGATGAAATTCCTACAACAAAAATTGATGAGTTAACCGCGCAGCAGTGTGCGATGATGTCCGTGCAACATCCAGATTATGGTACACTTGCGTCGTATATCATTATATCAAACGCTCACAAAAATATATCAGACGGAAGCGGATTCTATGAAGCGATGCAGCAATTATATGATTTTTATGATGCGAATGGTATACATACGCCAATTATTGATAAGCGTATTTGGGAATTTTTGAATAATACGTATATGTCGGACACGCTAGATTTGAATCCGTGTCTTACATCTACATTTACATCATCCGAACAATCTCAGCGAAAAATACATCACGAGATTGAAACGATGATTGATAATAGTCGTGATTACTTGATTGATTATTTCGGATTTAAGACGCTAGAGAGATCATATTTAATGAGAGTAAATGGTGTTATTGTTGAACGTCCGCAATATATGTGGATGCGTGTAGCAATTGGTATTCACTCCCATCGTGTCGATACTCTAACACACGATGAAACTCTTACGTATATTAAAAAGACATATGACGCGATGTCTTTGAAATATATGACCCACGCGACACCAACACTTTTCAACGCGGCTACACCACGCCCACAGTTAAGTTCGTGTTATTTGATTGCGATGGAATCAGACAGCATCGATGGTATTTTTGATACACTGAAAGATTGCGCTAAAATATCAAAACACGCAGGTGGTATTGGTCTTCATATTCATAATATTCGCGCATCCGGTTCTCACATACGTGGAACAAACGGCAAATCGAATGGAATTGTTCCGATGTTACGTGTATTTAATAATACTGCGAGATATATCGATCAAGGTGGTCGAAGAAATGGAAGTTTCGCGGTTTATTTGGAACCGTGGCATCCTGATGTTGAGGATTTTCTTGAAATGAAGAAAAATCACGGGGATGAAGAGATGAAAGGTCGCGATCTTTTTTATGCATTATGGATACCAGACTTATTTATGGAGAGAGTAAGAGGTGGTCCTGGCGTGAACGAAATGTGGTCCTTTTTTTGCCCAGATAAATGTAAGGGTCTATCCGATGTTTACGGTGGAGAATTTAAAGCACTGTATCATAAATACGAAAACGACGGTTGTGCTATACGTCAAGTAAAGGCGAGAGATTTATGGTTTAAAATATTAGACAGCCAAATGGAAACAGGAACGCCGTATATTTTGTTCAAAGATGCCGCAAATAATAAATCAAACCAGAAAAATGTAGGAACGATAAAGAGTAGCAACTTATGCACCGAAATTATGGAGTATTCTGATGAAAATGAGACGGCTGTATGTAATTTGGCGAGTATCGCATTGAATCGTTTTGTAACGACGAAACAAAGCGATAATACTGTATCGAGTATCACTAGCACTAACACTAACACTAGCGTTTTTGATTTCGAAGAGCTAGAGAAAATCACAGCGCTTCTTGTTGATAATCTAAATCAAATTATAGATATCAATTATTATCCTACTACAAAAACAAAAACAAGCAATATGCGTCATCGTCCAATCGGAATTGGAGTGCAGGGATTAGCAGACGTATTTATGATGATGGATATTCCGTTTCATAGCGAAGAAGCCAAAGTACTAAATCGAGAGATTTTTGAAACAATCTACTATGCTGCATTAGAAGCATCAATGAAACTGTCGATAAAGCGCGGTGCATATGAAACATTTCGTGGTTCCCCGGCATCTCTCGGTATTTTGCAATTTGATATGTGGGGTGTTGATCCTAATAGTACTGATCCAGTGTATCGTAATAAAAAATATAATTGGGACGAACTTAAACATAAAATCATACAAAACGGTCTAACTAACTCGCTACTTTTGGCTCCTATGCCGACTGCTAGCACATCTCAGATTTTAGGAAATAATGAATGCTTTGAACCAATAACGAGTAACATATATACGCGGAGAACGCTTGCTGGCGAATTTATTATAGTAAACCGATATTTAATGAGAGAACTGATTCAGCTAGGATTGTGGAATGAGCGTATAAAAACGAATATTATTGCGAATAACGGTAGTGTTCAATATATAGATGGTTTGCCTGAACATATTAAACAAAAATATAAGATTGTATGGGAAATGCCGATGAAACATATTATTGATATGGCTGCCGATCGTGGCGCGTTTATCTGTCAGAGTCAAAGTATGAATTTATGGGTGGAGGAACCAAACTACAATATTCTCACATCGATGTTGTTTTATGCGTGGAATAAAGGTCTCAAGACTGGCGCCTATTATTTGCGCCGAAAAGCAAAGCATCAGCCACAACAATTTACGATAGAGCCTGAAAAGCAGGGTAGCGCCGGCGGTCAAGATGAAGAGCACGATATTTGCGAATTCTGCTCTTCATAAATTATTCACACTTTTTTACATTTCAAACGCCGATTTTCTACATTAAGTTAATCTTTTTGATGATATAAATGCACTCTTAGATAAAGTAATACATAAAACACTAGAAGAAAAATTGAATGATTAAACAAAAAATTGATTTAAAACAGAAAGTATTACTACGAACAATACACCTAAAATGGAATTATCCAAATTGTCTAAAAAAGAACTCTTAGTTGAATGTGATAAATTGGGTATAACTAAATGTAAATCAAAAAGCAAAGATGAAATAATAAAATTAATTAACTCAAAAAATGATACTATTAACAATAATTCAAATAATATGTTGCTTGATACATCACCATTTATTCATACTACTAATATATCACCACTTAGATATCCTGGTGGAAAAACACGAGCGTGTAAAATTATTGATGATATTATTTTACAGAATTTTGATATAACTTGTTTTGACACAATTCTTTCTCCTTTCTTTGGCGGAGGGTCATTTGAGTTTTATTTACAGAATAAATATGGTTTAAAGTTAATAGTAAATGATAAGTTTACTCCATTATATAATTTTTGGAAACAAGTGAAAGTAAATAAAACTATATTATGTGAGGAGTTGAGAAAAATAAAATTAGTTTCAAAGGAACAATTTACATCTTATAGAAATACAATTATGGATTTAAACGATAATATATTACAACAATCAATTCAATATTTTATTATAAATAGATGTTCGTTTAGTGGTTCAACATTATCTGGTGGGTTTTCACAAGAAGCCAGTAGTAAAAGATTTACTCCATCATCAATAAATAAAATAGAAGCCCTTGATTTTACGCATATTGAAATATATAATAACGATTTTTATGATTTTATAATTAATTTAACTGCAAGCAAAACATTAATATTTTTAGACCCTCCATATTATTTAGAAAGCAAATCAAAGTTATATGGAAATAATGGAGATATGCACGAAGGATTTAATCATCAATTATTATTTGATGTATTAAATACAAAAAAAAACTGGATTGTTACATATAATAATTGTGATTATATTAGAACTCTGTATAAAGATTATATAATAATAGATGTAAATTGGAGTTATGGAATGAACACATCTAAAACATCATCAGAAATTATTATTATTTCAAAATAATTTAACTATCGCTATAAACTAAATTATTTGGTAATGTCGTTTGATTATCCAAACTATATTTACTATTTACTAAATTATTAATATTTTTGGGTTGGCAAGCAATTGTAACAGACAATTTACAAAATCCTTTTTTATTTTTCCTTTTGTGTATTTTAGTTCTTACTCTTAATCGCTGGTCGCATATAAAGACAGGAACTTTAAAGTCGCATATATCATTACCTAAATGATATAGACCCTTTTTAGATATCTGTATATACGAACATCCTTTTTCACTATATAATTTCATTATAGTATCGCTCGGACAATCAATATACGTATCGTTAAAATCGGTTGTTTCATTTTTTATTTTTATCCATTCTTCGTGTGTTATATCTTTTAACATAAAAGGAGGTATATTTCCATTAAATAACGTAATTGTTGAAATATGTTCTTCAAACACTTTTTTTGAAGCTTCTGGTATTTTATTTTTTGAACTTCCTATCCATTGTTTGCTCGCATAGTCATATTGTAAGGAGCATTGCATCCAATCAGGAGTTTTTAATTTTTTTAGTTCAATGGATATATCCCTTATTGAATTCATATTACATTCAATATCGTTTTTAGAACTACACCCACCCAATTCATCTTCATTTTGTGTATTAAACATAGTTCCATTTAATTTACATTTTTTAACTACATTATACACTTCCAATTCATATTTTTTACCATTAATAGAGCACCCAGAACCTTTTTCGTTCATTTCTTATAATAATGTACTACTTATTTGTTTAAGTATTACATTTCATTTTTATATAAATCAATTTTATGAGAAAAATAATTCAATAATACGCCTTCTCATAAAAGTAATGATAATAATATATATAATAGATAAAATGTGTTAGATTAATTGTTTGATTATACGAAGCGATTTTATATGGGTTGCCGAATATCGACTGTTTGTAAAATAAAATTGAATTAATATCTTTCATTTATCATAAAGATATTAGTATATAACAAAACAAGAAGAAATCGTCGCCATCACCGCCATGTGGACGACATTCGCAAAAGGAACTGTAAAAGCTAGTGAATTTATCACAAAAATCGAACAATCAATACAAACAAAAATCAAGAAATATGATCGTGTGAATAAAGTACATCGGTGTCCGTGGACGAACGTTGTCTTATCACAAGAGGAATATGAAGAAAATGAAGGCAACCCGAATTTCCATCCCAAATGGAGGCTTCGCAGAAATCCGAAAGATACGTTTGATTCAACAACTATAACTAGTGAAAAAAACGACATGATTTATTCTGATCAACTACTTGTAGAGCGAATTCGTCTATGGGGGAAGAAAAACCGATTTTCACATCCGCCAACATTAAATATCGAATCTGGAATTCACTCTTTAACTAAAACAGAACAGCAAATGCTGAGTAATATGAACAATAGAGGGTTTTCTGTGGCTTCAAATAATTATGGTGACTTTTCCGATAGTAGTTTCACCCGTATTTCCACTATTGGTTTTAGTATAGAGAGACAACGACTTATTTCTTACAATCCGTGGTTCATCTGCTGCAAAATGGAACAAAAACGACCTCACCTTGAATCTAAACAAAACGATATTTGCTTTATTGCTCCCTACAATACTCCCGGCGATGATTCATCACTCGATCTCGCAAACTTGTATCTATGGCCGTTACTGCATTCGAGATCAGAAGAAGTCGTTGCCTGTCGAACATTTGGTGATTGGAAACGCCTATTTTATGATACGATTCATTTAGCGTTTCCATCTTACCACGAATGGATTACGTTACATAATTCCAAAACATTATTTCTATCATCCTGGGAAAAAGCGCGATTTCGAATGTTCGCAGAAAACATAAATCCAGCACGCGCGTTATATCTTATATCTACAAAGTCGAATTTCTGGCCTTATGGGGTCGAGAGTTACATTCCAAAATGGTCCATCTCACCCTACCGACTATCTCTGAAAAGTTCGGTTCTAAGTGAGCGAATGATAGAATTAGATGAAATGAAACAGAACTATCCTAAAAACTCGGTTTTCACAGTATATAAAACAATTTATCCTAAAAAACAAGAACCAGGAGAAGCACCAGTAGAGGGTGAAGGAGAAGGAGAAGGAGACGCGCCAGAAACGCAGCAAGAACCAGAACCAGAACCAGAACCAGAAATAGAAGGCGGACGAAACGCCACCGGATTATGCTATGTTAAAACCATCAAAATGATCAATGATTCAACCGAAATTGCGTGGTTGGTAAATGCATCGTATCTAAAAAAAATGAAACGCATCCATATTTATTTAGAGAAATCACCTTGGCCAAAAATACACGAAGATATAGTAGACTATGATTATTAGACTTGATGACTAAGAAATAGAAATGGTATAACACTTACCGCTTGGAATCTTCGTTTCTAACAGTGATTATTTTTTATGTGCTTTTTTCATTTTCTTTCATTTTGAGATAACACTTCAGGCAAACTTCGACATCTATCTTTGAATTATGCAGTCCAATTGGGTCTGCTTCTTCTGATCCGAACAAATGACGATGTAACTCGATCAACTTCGGATACTTCATTGAAACAGTACCATCGTCCCACATCTTCTTAATCTGGCACAAGTTCGTTCCAGCCTTCATTGTACAGTACTCGATCATTGGAAACCTGAAATGCAAATAACGGTTTCGATGTAGCTCAACCTTCACCATATTCATATCGAATTCCAAATTGTGTGCGACAATTACGCCGCATCTATCCGCTGCGCGCTTGAAGTCAAATAACGCGACCTCGATCGCGATTCCTTTTGCCCTAGATAATTCACTTGTGATCCCGTGAATCGCCGTGGATTCCGGTGAAATCGGAATGTGTGTACCAAGTGAAATAATATTGTCCATCTCTTCTTCCACCTGCTTGGTTTCATCATTATAAATAACCCAACTAAACTGAATGATGAATGGCCATTTGTCGACGTGATTCACCGGTGTATTTTTAGGTGGAAGACCTGTTGTCTCAGTGTCGAATATTAGAACGCGCATATTTCAAAATTGTGTGTTGTATTGATATAAAGAATCATATAAAATTCTTTATATCTGAATTATGAAATCAATTTTTTATATTTACTTCTTCAGAGCACCAATAACGGCAGCAACCGGCTGCAGAGCAGGAACAAAGGGGGCAATCGCTGGAATGATTTTGCCTGCAACATTGATTACACCTCCAAGACGAAGCTTCTTCTCTTCGGGAGTTTCTCCAGAAAAATCCATTGTCGAATCCATTATTGTATGTTATAATATACCAATATATTATATTTTTATATCATATTTACCGATTTATCCTAAATAAGTGTTTATTCGTATTATTCTTATTCTTATTCTTATTCTGTAAATCTCTGCGATTTTAATGTTTTCGTAAATCACGCTGATAAACAAAAAAATTGAAATGATAACCCATTCATAAAATAGACGTAGTGCAATCAACAAGAATAACAAAGACAATGTATCGATCTGAAGACGGGAAAACCCATTACATTTTGCTCGCAGGAACTTGCGAGAATCTGAAGAAGGGGATGAATATCTCTGTAGGAAAAAGAGTGAGATTGGCTCGAACATTGCCGGAGATCAATGGAATCAAAAATGTGGGATACTGGGCTGTGGCTTCTGACGGTAAACAATACAGTGAAACGTTCAATCAACACGCGCGCGCAGGTGATATTTTATGGTTTGTTCAGAAAGCAGACAAGAGTGCCGGAATCCAAGCAGGAACGGTTTTCGCAGTTGCTGAACTGGTAATTGTTCGAAACACGCGAACATTCACAAGCAAGGAGATGAAATGGAACAGTGACGGCGGAGATTGTTCTGCCGAGGTCGTTTACAAAAATTGCACACGCTTGGATAACTGCGATTTTCGGATTGAGACCAGCGGGCAAAGTTTGGGACCGAAGACGGTTCGTCAGTACAGAACTGACTCAAAAATAACCACTAACCTTTACAGGACATACGAAGCCATTCAAATGTTCAAGAACGCCCAAGATGTCTAATTTCGCATTCAAACGCACGAACTATACAATACATACAATACAATACATACAATACAATACATACAATACATACATAATCATCTACATAATAAATCTCATTTTTTATTTACTACCGCAAAAAGCGTTACCAAATGCAACAACCGCTAAAATACCAAGTACGAGACCGATATGATAATTATACTGCATCGTGCGGTATACATTCAACCACGCGGTAGTTTCTTCGGCAGATTTCAAATGAAGAACCATCCAATCGCTCTTCGGTGAGAGAATATAATAAAAATAGTTTACGCTAAATGTAACTGCCGCAATCATACATAATAATCCGCCACGAGAACCAATAAAATACTTACGGCAGCATACCATTAATATCATTGATATAACGAAACCAAGAAACAGTCCCATAAAATATATTCCTTGACGTTCTTTTGTGATTACAGCATATCGCTGTTGGTTTTCCGGTGATAGTTTCGCAACAAAATCCTGGATTACTCGCGTTTTATCCCCAAATGAGCAACAATATATATTCGCAACAATGAAAATAAACGCAATCCCGCAACTCATAGCACAAACCATTTCTTCTTTATGAATATACGATTTTATTATATAAATATAATATTATTATAATATTATTATTATTATTATTATATTATTAATTATACAATGAATTGCGTGAAGTGTGAACATCTTAAATCAGACATTGATGATCTTACTTATACAATACAAAATATGAATACTGAAATTCGGTTTCTTATCAAAGAAAATGAACGTCTCACACGTGAAAACCTAAGATATTTGGAATTATTGACCAGTAAAAATCATAGTATCACGCCATATGTAACGAGTAATAATAATGATGATGTTTATTCAAATGTTTTACAAATACCATAAGAACGACGGTGCCATTGAGTAATACCGTGTTCGCGAATTCCGTCCAAATGTTTTTTTGCGCCATAACCTTTATTACCTCGAAGAGAATATAACTCATCAAGTACTGGAAATTCATCACATAAATTTTCAATATACTCATCTCGCGCGACTTTTGCTAATATAGATGCTGCTGCGATACACGCATACTTGTTATCGCCTCCTTCTACACAAGTGTGTGGTATATATTCCATTTCACCAGTTGTTTGATTGAAGTGACCCATCGGAATAAAATCATTTCCGTCGATAAGAAGCATATAATCATTTTTTCTATGAGTAACCTCTCCTTTTTTTTCTGCATCTTTTTTTATAACTGAATCGATGGATGTTCTCATACATTGTAATGTTGCTCTACGTATATTTATACGGTCAATAACATCCGCTTCTTCATAAGAAATCGCCCATTTCACACTTGGGTGTGTTTTTATGTATTCAGATACTGCGCGTATTTTTTTGTCGGAATGAAATTTCTTACTATCTTTCATAAGAGAAAAGTCGAATTCTGTATGTTGATGTGATACCGGCAGAATAACCGCAGCAGTATATACGCGTCCGAATAACGGTCCTCTACCGGCTTCATCTACACCAATAATTGATTGCTGTGTTATCTCACAACCACTCGCATCTATATACTTGGTTGCTAGTATTTGTTGCGGATTTTTTCGTTTATCTGTGATAGTAACGGAAGGAATGGACGGAGCGGACATTATTAACCTATATATTTTTGAATTATGATATTATCCATAATAATAAATCAATTATTTATAAATAATCATTTATATTTTATTATATAAGTATAATATACATATTATCTATCCCCTTTATACATAATAGAATGAAATTGGAAAAGATTCATCTTTTTTTGATTTTAATATTTAGTTTAATTCTAGCATCAAGTTTAGGCAACTATGTTCGTGATGGATTTAATACGGCTCGCCCACCATTACCCGATGCACTGAAACCGGTTGATACGAGGGATCTTCCATCGAATACGAATTTACCGACGAATGTGAAGTATGATCCTACAATAAATGCTGGTATTAGCGCGTCTTCATTAGGTTCTCCTGTTTCTGCATTATCGCCTAGTACGTTTCCGTTAAATACACCTGGTGGAATTCCAGGGATGAACAGTGTTACTGGTAATGATCAGGCGAACAGTGCTGCTGGGGCTGGTGCTAGTAAAGGAGAGCATCAGTGCCCACCTTGTCCCGCTTGTGCTCGTTGCCCTGAACCGGCTTTCGAGTGCAAGAAGGTTCCAAATTATTCCAGAAGTGAAGATATTAATGCACCAAAGCCAGTAATGGCTGATTTCAGTCAATTTGGTATGTGATATCATACTACTACGAATACATAAAAAAAATAAGTTTACTTTTTTATGTACGACACACAGATACACACACTATCCTTGAATGCGCGCGACATTGTTGATTTGCGCTCGTTCATTCATAATGTCCAGATACTCATTGACTCGCGCATCATTTTCCATCCAGTAACCAATGATGTTATTTTGATCTTCAAATATAGCGTGCTGCTGTGCCGCCTCAGCTTGCTGGTTTTGTTGAAAATTGTTCACGACATTGTACCACATTTGGTTATTCTCGTTGCGGCGGGCGGCAACTTGTTCTTGATAATCAACCTGATTCATTTGATTGTTCTCATTGTTGACTATTCTATGGTAGATTTCAGCCAGGTTGTAGTCGTTTTGTGGGGGAGGCGGAGGAGGAGGGATTGCGGCAGCGTAAACCGGTTCGTCGTCGTCGTCGTCGTCTTCGTCGTCGTTGTCGTCGTCGTTGTCGTCGTCGTCTTCGTCGTCATAGTAGTCATTATAATTGTGCTGCGGTTGTTCACGTAGACGACGGTTCAATCCGACAAAAGCGTGTTCGTGAATCAGATGACCGCCATCTAGTTGAAATTGCCGGGAATGAATACCGCGTAGGAAGACATAATGCAACAAGTCCAGCATTTCGTACTCATCGGCGAGTACTTCCAGCATTTCGTACTCGCTACACTCTCCTACAACCGCATTTGGATTGTCTCCAGTCGCTCTGAAAAGATCTTCAATGATCTCGTATTGTTCGCTTCCTTCAACGACATCGTAGCGAACCATATGCCCATATCGCATCGACTGATGCGGGTAAACGCTGATGAAGAAGATCATTTGGTGAATTCCGCCTTGTCCGACATTCTCATCAACCAAAAGCGAAATGTCGATTACTTCAAAACCAGCATTTTCCTGCATTTCTTGGATGATTTGTGTGCCGTATACTGATGCGTCTGCGTGAAGGTATTCACTGTATTGCCCGCCAAAGAGAAGATCCCACATTTCCTGATCCATCAGCTGAATTTGGCGTAGTTGATGTCTATCATTACCTGTAAAATATCCGTTAGTGTTGTTGATGAGTCTTGACCTGTTTCTTATAATGTCTTGAACATCCGGGGACTGATTCCAACGACGAACTTCATTCTCGAACTGAAGTTGTCTCAACATTTGTCTTCTTTGGTCTTGCATTCTGTTATGAATTGATATCTATCAACGAGCGTGTGTTTCATATATTCTACAAAAAGCATTTCAATTTTTTAACAGAATGTATATATGCAGAGGATCATCAATGGGCGAATAAAAAATAATTTATTTATTTATTATACAGCATTATAGATATGTAATAGAATTGTGATATAGTATTTTGCATTATAAAGACATTATTGATAAGATATATACGACCGTATTTCGCCTCCATTACGTCGGCAAATTTCCCAGACACAGTCTCCAGTTCGCGGCATATGAACTTCGTATTTCTTGCGTAATTTTCCGAATATGGGGCAGCGCGATGGAACGTGATTATCAAGCGCATCTGAGCAGTTGTTTCCATCAAACCCACATATCGCTAATTTTGGTGCGATATATTCATCAACCATACGCGGTTCGATTGCTGCGAATGCGAGTAAACCTACTCTGCATCCGATAGGATGATTTGAGTTTGCATCTATAATGTTAGATGATAACCTACGCGTCGCAGAATGGGTTGCTTTCACTAGTCTAGCGATCTTAGCACTTACTAGCGACAGCATATCGCTAGAGTACAAAAGCGGAAACTCTGCAACCACAGACAGCACATTTATTGTGTGCTTTATGCTTGCACCAGGGTTAATACTCATTGATTCTTTCAGGCAAGCTAGCCACAAAGCAATTAGCAAGGAAAATTTCGGATCTTCGCGAATTGTCTCTGCGTTGACCAACCCACGTTTGTATTTTTTGATTCTTTCCATAATATTCCCGATCTCACTTTCATAAAGAGTACGCATTTCGATACGTTCTGTGGGCGTCACCGGATGCGAACTGACGATATGAGAACCAAAATAGAATTCCTGATCTGTTTCATATTTGCCGGATTTTCCGTAACGATTGTCTGCGAATATTTCGCTCTCTTCTTTTGAATGTACACGACGAGCAATGACGCGTGACTGATTAAACCTTTCTCTGTAGGTATGATCGTACTGATAATACGGTAATGAAGTTGGCAGAAATAATCGCGAAATGAGAACTCCGACAATTCCTGCATGCGCAATCACCATATTTCGCTGCATTTGAGATAGCGGTGTGAATCGGGTGATTTCGTTCGTGTCGTGTGCGTGGGTTTTCGCTGCAGTGAACGCCTGCTTCATATAGTAATTTGATAACCACATCGTCGCAGCGCTTACCGGAATAGTATTCGACCGATAATCAATGTATAGCACCGGATTCACGCCACTATTTCGTGGGAGCAGACCCATATCTAGACTACCTCTGTTGGATCCGATACGAAACCCGGTTTTTGCAGTTTCCCATAAACCTTTCTCCAGAAGAGAACAGGTTGAGCTCATAGACGCCATCGTAAACGCGTGGTGTCGCGGAAATGCTGAATATGGTGTGTCTATCTGATCGAAATAGATGTGATAATCGTCGATCAGGCGCTTGTAATCGAACTGGAGCTCTCTTTCTTTCTTATCTTCGCGTATTTTATCATTATACGCGCGCCCCACTCCCACCAACGCACTCGCAGCACGCTGACCGCGCGTATTGGACTCTTCTTCCATTTCTAAGTACGGTCTTGGCTTTTCTGTATTTGGTAAATGAAGACAAAAGCCTTTGTATTCAAAGATCAATCTGCGCCTTTTATTGACCGCACCATTTCCGCAAGCGTGGCGCAAAGGATCGTTCACTGCTAGGTGTGAATTTCTTGTTGTGTATTTTTCCATTTGGTCTTTTTCAACTTGTTTCCAATACAACTTATTATTACTCTTCGAGATACTATTTACCTTCGTATACTTACCTGCCCGAATATCGCAACAAGCTCGACATTCACAAACCACTGAATCTTCGGCTTTGGACAAATTTTGATCGAGTTCTTTCACTTCTTCCATCCAATCATCGTCATCTTCGCTATAGTATTCTCCCTCATAGTCGTCGCCGTAAAAATCATCACCACTATCACTGGTGTAGAAAGCCATTTGTATTTTGATTGTCTATGAATCGCTAATATTCGAGATATACAAAAAAACATTTCAATTTTTTTGTCTACTTGCGCGTGAAATTTTTATTTTTGATGCTTCGTTTTTTGTTTATTCTCTTATGTTTTATGGTTACTTTTATGTTTCTATTTCTTTTTCTTTTTGAACCACCTCCACCTCCACATCCACCTCGACCTATGCGAACTCTTTTTGATGGTTGAGTTGATTGTTCAGTTTTTGCAAATAATGATAATGCGTGTTCTTTGAGACCACCTTTCACTGATTCAAGCCTGGAATCAAATTTTTTATCTATACCGGTATAATAAGATGTGAAAAAATGATTGAGTTTATCAACATTACCTGGATTGGCTGTCTGTATTTGCTCATATATACAATCCATAATTTTTTTCAAAGAATCGCTGAATTTAATTAATTCTTCACTGTTAATATCATTTGCTTTAATAAATGTATTCATTATCATATCGCTTGTTTTAGCGGGATCGGGTCGAATCTTATCTTTCAAATATCCAAACCAAGCTTTAACATTGGAAGGAAATTGCATACCAACACGAATTGGCGACATATCTAAGAAAAAATTCAATACGGAATGATATAATGTATCTTTCTGAGTGATACTTTTGAGTGAACTAATTATACTTGCGTCAGGCTCTACACGACTACTATTTTTCACAATTCCATACAATATAAAACCTATTGCGATTATTCCCGAAAAAGACGCATAATTACCTGCTAAAGCGGTTACAGGTGCAGGCATATATGCGCCTACAAAATCAATAGCATACTTCACATTTGTAGATCCAGTACGTATAAAATTAAATAATAAATTGATAAATAAAGGCAAGTATGTTGCCGAATAACCGGCTAAACCAGCGCAAACCGCAGTTGCCGTTTGTTCTTGTAAAGTACCACCAAATATAGATCTAAAATACGCTAATATAACACTTGTACTTGTTAAATGTATGTTAATACAGTGAATTATGTATGTTATTATTGGTGGTATATAATGTTTTTCTGATACCCCTTCTTTTATTTCTTCATTTATTAATTCTTTCAAAATAGATAATATCTCAATAAAAATAATAAGTTTACAAAATACCAATATCGAGTATTCATTTACTGGACTTGGTTCTTCATCACGTGAAGATTCGCTATATTCCTTGAATTCTTTTATCGCATAGGTTGCTAGGCGTTCTATATTCATTTCTCCACCATTCTGCATATATCCACCACTACCACTACCACTATACCGATATTTTGGATGAGATGTTCGCACGCATTCAGTTGTCGGGTCTATACTTATTATTTGTTGAAACGCATTTTCTAAATCCATTATATTCTTATAATAATACAATAATATAATAATACCATACTATTCATCCCCACGTTTCTTGATGCATTTATCGTCAACCTGAAATGTCGGAACTTCGACGTCTTGTGGAACTATTGATATAACGCATTTGGCTTTTTTACCATAAAGCGGTTCGGTGCAACCTTTTTCCGGTTTTTTTTCGAATTTCTTACTAAAATCGAATATTTTGGGTGCATCCTGTGTACATCTCGAACGAAAATGTTCATATCGTTCACGTACATCGCAATATGTGAGACCAGATGTTTTTCCAAGCATCTTATTCACGATTTCGTGCAATTCATATACAAAGCGTGAAAATGTATCTCGGCTTTTCATATGACACATCTTAATCGGTTTAGATTTAAAGTTGTTTGTTAAATTCATTCTACAATATTTACAAGGAAGAACATTCCTTAAACTTAGCATAAACTCCATATAATTACGCTTATCTTCTGGTGTGGGTGATACTGGATAATTAAAACTCATTGTATGTAAGAAATGCCACATACTAGGACCCCATACTGTAGTAAGCATTCCATCACCACTATAAAAATCTTTTTTAGAAAAAGTATGCTTCATTTTCCGCGTTTTAATCTGTTTTGTGGTACCGCCGCCACCACCACGTATAGTTGATTGCGGTATAATATTGCTTTCCTCTACATTTACCACAGGAAGTATTGAAGATGTATTTTTCATATTCTTTCGTCGTTTTGTCCTTGATTTTCCTATATATCTATATATATTATTGACCATTTTTCGCGATCGTTTCTTTGAATTAAACGCGTAATTATAATATACAAATATAATAATTCGAAATGTCGAAATCTATTTTAGATGACCCAACAAGCTATATCGTTGAATATAGTGAGCAAACAAAATTTTCTTGCATTTTCATAGGTATCGCATTATTCCTTATTGTGATCTTTTTTATAACACCATTATCCATCTCACCGGTAACATCATTTATTGTTAAATTTATAATTATTGGATTGCTTGGATTTTCATCGTATATTTTATTAAAAGCGATTATGCCGGTTATTGATGTGAAAGGTGCTATTGAGACCGACGAATACCCCGATTTAAAGAAGAATTTCTTCATAACTTCATTTTTTGTTTTTATTTTGTTTAGTTTAGGCGTTATTGTTATGCGAAAGTAAAATAATATCATTTACCCAAGAAGGAATAATGTCTGTATAATCGTAAGCATCAGAATACAGTTTCATAGTATTATCTTTTTTGTTGTTTATCAAACATCGGTTTTGTACTATATTTGAACAACAAGATATTCCAGCTTTTGCTTGGTGCATAATGGACAAATAAAATAGACGATCATTTGAATAATCAGTTCGACATATATTTAGTAAATTTCCGTTCGTAATGTCTCTAAAAATCATATTTATTATGATATGTATGATATGTATTATATGTATGACTGATGTATATATATAATATGGAAAATTGTATTCATATCATTTATTTGACTGCGATGCGATGAAAATATTAGTTTCACAACTTTTCGTTTAAAAAGATATTATTATTCATAATAATATATTATAAACGATATTTGTATATAATAATATAATGGCTACCGCTGGAAATACAAATGTAGGAGGCATTACTGGTGCAGGGGGGTTATCCAATATAACGAATACTTTAACGTCTTTTTTAAACACTACAACCGGTAAAGTTGTTGTTTTTGGATTTTTGTTTGTGGTAGTTACTATCGCGGTTGTGATGTATTTCTATAACAATAATCTTATTCCAGAGTTAAATAAATTTATTAATCAGATGTCTGGAAAGGCGGTTACTTCGACGGATGACTCCAATACAGAGGCTAAACACGCTACGTTGTATTTGTTCAAGGTAGAATGGTGCCCGCATTGCAAGACTGCAGAGCCTGTATTCAAAGAAGTAGAAGAGAAGATTAACGGTGAAAAGATTAAAGGGCATACAGTCAAATTTGTGGTCATTGATTGTGAAGCAGACCCAACAATGGCTGATAAGTATAATGTTAGTGGTTATCCCACAATTAAACTCGATAAACAGGGTGAGATCATCGAATATGATGCGAAGCCTGATAAAGCCAATTTAATTGAGTTTCTCGAGAAGGTTCTTTCTCCATCGTAGATTTATTACCACTTGTAGTTACGTAACAATAATAATAACCAATACTACGCTATTATTATTATATTTAGTTTCATTCTATGAATATACCGCTAATGTCTATGTCCATTTCGGTAATTTCGTTTTCAGAATCTGCTATCGATTGTGTGATTGTTTGATCCTCATTTATCATTGTATCTAGATATATATTGCTGGCGTCTATGTTGGTGGCGTCTACTATGTTGGTGGCGTCTATGTTGGTGGCGTCTATGTTGGTGGCGTCTACTATGTTGGTGGCGTCTATCTTGGTATGAATTTCGTTATTTTTATGTAATAGAGAATGATTACGCCGATAAGATAAAAATAGTTTAGCAAATGTTTCGCCACGCACGATTAATTCGCGACGACAGTTCTCATCTTTTACTACATCAACCCAATCTCGCAATTCTTGTATTTTAGAAAAACATATTACTTCATTAGGTATAGTTTCAACTAGTCTATTTTCGAACATATTCGCACTAATTTGGTTAAAAAACCCATATATGAAATTTGTAAATGTGGTTGTTTCATTTAGACTTGCAGGAATTCTCTCCCATTCCATTTTCACACCTAGTATTTCACGGATATCGCATTTTTGACTACGAATACAGTTATTTAAAGGATAATCGTTTATAATCGCACCATCGATATAGACACAACCGTCGCGGAAAATAGGTGTAAAAATAAAAGGATAGCAACAGCTCATATAACACGCTTCGATTAATGATTGATTTGGATGTGTTTTATACGACATATCTATAGATTCAAATTTGTTCAGTTCAGTCACGACAAAATGAAGCTCTATGCCTGTTTTGTCGTAAAATTCCTTCATAGTCACATTCACGTTAAAATCTTTACCTTCCATCGCTGGACGAAGTGACTCGGTAAATTCCTTTATTCCGTATATTCCACATTGATGGTATAATTTAGAAATCGTGTCTAGTTTGTTTTTCGCATCAAATGCGTATGATGCAGCCTTAGATGTTGCTTCCGCTATACTCGCCGCAACACCTGAAGTGGCTGTACCAATAATCGATGATGATGGACTCATATAAATTTTTGACCACGGTCTTTTTAATAAAAAAGTATCCATTGTTTTCCATTCATAGTTTAAAGATAGTAATACTGCTATAAATGATCCGACCGATGAACCATACATCGTCTTTATATCATTAATATTCCATACACCTTCTTGGTTTAATAAACGTAGTGCGCCGTACATTGTACAACCCGAGGGTCCACCTGCTGCGATTACCAAGTGTTTAATCGTAGGAGGTTTATTGTTTGTATTTGTAGACATTTACGGATACGGATACGGATACGGATACGGATACGGCGGATGTATATTATTAATTAGCATTTTTAGATTTATACCCTTTATTATTTTTGTGAATAAAAAAATGTGTTTATTATCAATTTACTATGTTCCGATACACATTCACACACTAATACTCGACATCATTGTCTTGGGCTTTACCGTCGATCCATTCTCCTTCGAACATAATATGTTCGCTTCCATCGCCGAATTTGCGAATGTGACGCCCGAATCCGTGCATTTTGTCGTTTTTCCACATTCCGATATATTCGTGCCAGTTCACCATATGTCCATTCTCAGCGGCTTCGTCGCTCGTGTAATTTGCGGCGGCTTTCTCTCCACCGTAAATAAATGCAGCTGTGCGCAGCGTACCTCTTCCGTGCTTCTTACCTTCCAACATTTGTCCCATATAATTGCTTCCGTCTGTGTAGGTGAAAATGACTTCACTTTGTTGTTGCTCGAGCGCTTTCTTCTGCTTTTCCTCTTCAAGCCATCGACGTTCGCATTCTAACATTCGAAATGGTTCCAATTCAACACGAACATTTTCTCTCAGGCGTCGATTGCGCTCAGCCAAAAACTGCTCTTTCCATTCTGCTGCCTGTTCTTCAGTTAACTTGCGAAGGTTTGCCGCACTTGGAATGTATGTACTACTTTCTGAATTCATTCTGATTGTTTGATCACTATCTACTAAACAACGTTACGTTGAAAAAACATTTCAATTTTTCATTGATCTATGAAATACGAGTAATATCACAAAAATAATTATAATAATAAAATATAAACTCGATAGATGGACGATATTTTTAAATTTACGACAGATAATATTGAAAATGTTGAAAAAATCAATTTAGATGAATTATACGAAAAAAAACAAGAAACAGACAAGAATAAGCTTTTCACATATAATAAAATATTAACAAGAATACACGAGAAAATTAAATTGACTTCAAGACAGAAATGTAATCAGCAATTTTGCTGGTTTGTTGTCCCGGAAATAATTTTAGGTGTTGCGAATTACGACCACGCAGGTTGTATCGCATATTTAGTAGATAAGTTGTTAGAAAATAAATTTATGGTTAGATATACACATCCAAATTTATTACTAATATCGTGGTTGCATTATGTTCCTAATTATGTGAGAACAGAATTCAAGAAAAAGACTGGAACGGCGATTGACGAATATGGTCGTCCAATAATGTATGACGCCGACGGAAAAATAATAAACCAAGATAATTTAGGACTAGGTAACGGAGGTGTCGATAATAATCGCGCATCGAATACAGTAGCTGTTACGGATCCGAATATGCTATTATATAATGCATCTCGTGGTGGAGGAGATGCAACAGCTGGTGGTGCATCATCGAATGCGAACGAAAAGAAGGAATATAAGCAAACAAATACATATCGACCAACTGGAAATCTAGTATATAATGAAGAATATTTTCAGAAATTGGAAAATAGGCTCAATTGAACAAATCACACACCTTCTTTTATTATAGCATTCAACTGATTCTTATAGTCTTCAATTTGAAGTTCTATACGCTGCATAGTGGCGCTATCATTTATATTTTTATTCATACTTTTGATTCGTTCAATATTTCCGTATATCTTTTCAACCGCTTTATCTTTTTCCATCATAAGTCTTGTTTGTTTTTTACCAACTGCTGAATTGATCGCAGTATCGAATCTATACATTAATTTATTGAAGCGGATACCAGCAGAAGAATTTCCGATGTTCGTTTTGATATAGTCGATATATTCATCAATTGATTTCTGGATATTTCCAGTATTTCTTGCTCCATATCCGAATGCATCTCCTTGTCTATCACTAGCCAAATGTTGCGATGATGAATCAAAACGTAATTTCGCATTTGTATGTAATGCATCTAGTAATTTAACACCTTCTATGAAATTCTCTTGACAAGAAACATACATTCTAACTATTTTAACTCTAGCATCGTTTATTATCTCTTGTAACATACTATCAGTTAATTGAGGGTGAATAAAAAAATTATGAATCATTCCGTATTTTTGTAAATGACGAGAATAGTTGTTATTCGCATCGGAACTGGATCCCATCCGATAATCATCATACCCATCCATTTTTTTACTTGTTTTACCGTATTCATCCTGCATTCGTCGTATTTCAAGATCTGATTTTTTAGTCATAACAAATACTTTATTTAAAAGAGCAATTAATTCGGTGCGCTGATTATTCGTCTTCGTTATCATTTTTTTAATGTGTGTTATATAATTTTCGAAATATTGATTTGTTCGTAAAGTATCATCAACAACAATAGCGGCATCTATATTCTTGCTTTGCTTAGAACCATTATCGGTCGGATTGAGTTTTTCTTTGGTTTCGCAAACATTCCGTAAAATCGAGCTATTGATATCAAACGGAATATCACCAAAAGAACGTATTTCTTGGCTTGCATCTCGACCCGTTACCATTTTATATAATGCACGAACATCCGGCAAATAAATTTCTTCCATCATTTTAGTAGACATTTCTATAAATTCCGCTTTATTGTTCGCATACGTTTTTTCGTGGAATATATCGAGATATAATTTATCCAATGACGAAAATAATGAATTTTTTCTAGACGACGACGACGACGAACCTAAACCCTTGATCTTGGAATATACAGAGCACACTGACGGTAATAAACGCTCATCATCATTATTGTTACTTCGTTTTAAACGATTGAGTTTGGTATTCATATCTCGTTGTTTTTTCATATATTGATGTAGATTTCCTGATACATATTTATCGAAATTATCCTTTTCAAACAAGCTATTCGCAAGCAAATCGCAATAATTGTAAGGTGCGCTACTGCTACTCGATCCACCAGAGTAATCGAAAGGCTTAATCGTAGACATTATTGCGTTAAATAGATTTCCGACTTGAACATAAAACCTGGCGATTCCAATACACATTTGGTTCTTCTTATATGAGTCTCGCTCATCCATTTCATTCTCTCTTATTGATGATGAATGTGTATCCAATAATAGCACTTTTTCAGATGCAGCGTAATTTTCATAATCATTCCCAAATGTTTTACGCCGTCTATTCATAAATGAAATTACCTTAAACGGTAATCTTTTAAGTATTTCACTTGTGATAATAATCAATTGCGAACATCTACCACTATCACTCAATGCAGAGTTTTGTTTCACTTCTTTTAAAATAATCTTATTCGCAATAAGATCTACTTGTAAAGCAATTTTATCATACTTATCTATTGAAGTGTTGTCGTTGTATTTCGATATTTCATTACCCATATTTGTTTCGTATTTTCGTATATTTGTATATATAGTCAATATACTAAATATTACTTTATTTCACTATCTTTATTTATAATCTTTATTTATAATCTTTATTTATAATCTTTTCTAACAAAATTGATATCATCTATTAAAAATGATATAAAGATACAGAACTATATTATATTTAAGGGGTAGTAGAATGACTACAGCGTCGAATTTAACGTCATATAATGGTGTGTTTATTCATTCTGATATAAAAAAAAATAAAACGTCATCTACTACCAATCTTCAAAATATAGACCGTCATCATCGTAATACGAAACAGACGTCTAGTGTTATCATATCGTCATCCGGTTCTAAATATAATACTAAAACTACAAAGAAATACAAACAAAAAAGCGTGTTATGGGATAAAATACAAGATGAGTTTTTACCAGAATTATTAAATGAGTTCACTATTAGCGACCCAGTTGATAGTCGCAGTATTCTTACTATACCCGATAATGTGAGATCCTCACCAAAACAGACAAGCGCCAATGTAGATACATCAGATGCGCATGCGTCGTCGGATGATACAATAATTCAGGCGAAACACGATGATTCAATGAAACGTATGAAATTATCGTCCCTATTTATAAAACCTGAAACAAATGTAGAATGTTTATATCGACGAAGCAGTATACGTGAAAATTGCGATGTTTGTTCGTCTGACGTCGTCCTGACTGATGACGGATTCTTAACTTGTAAAAATCCAGAATGCAGTATAATATATACGGATGAATCACTCGATCAATCTGCAGAATGGCGTTATTATGGCGCTGACGACAATCAAGCAAACGATCCTACACGATGCGGAATGCCTGTGAATCCTTTACTAGTTGAATCATCCTATGGATGTAAAGTAATGTGCGAAGGCGGATCATATTCACAAGATATGATGAAAATACGTCGGTATACCGAATGGCTATCTATGCCGTATAAGGAAAAGGCTCAATATGATATGTTTCAGAAAATAACAACTATCGCGCAAAATAATGGTATATCTAAAATGATTATCGATGAAGCTCTTCGCGTACATAAACGAATATCCGAGCACAAAACATTTAGAAGTTTAAACCGCGATGGTGTAGTCGGAGCATCGATTTATATATCGTGTAAGATGCATAACTGCCCGCGCACTGCAAAAGAAATAGCCACTATATTCAATTTGGATAATACAAGCGCTACAAAGGGCTGTAAAAATGCAGTATCTATTATTAACGAATTAGAATCTAATATGGAAAACTCCGAAAAAACCGCATTTTGCAAAACAAAACCAGAAGCATTTATCGACCGTTATTGCAGTCGTCTAAGCGTACCTGACGAACTAACTAAATTAAGCCAGTTTATCGCCGTTTCTATTGAGAAAAATAACCTCATTCCTGAAAATACACCTCATAGTATCGCTTCCGGCATTATCTATTTCGTCGCATATATGTGTAAATTACCCATCACCAAAAAAGATGTGAATAGAATAAGTGATATGAGTGAAGTCACTATTAATAAGTGTTTCAAAAAGTTATATGATATGCGCGAGAGACTCATTCCAAACATCATCTTGCGAAAATATAATGCCGCCGCGATACAGCCAGAATCACTAGCACCCACGACATCTGTATAATATTCACATCACATTTTCCGTTATATTATCGGTTATTTTATAATAATCTATATTATATCATCTATATCTATATTCTCATCGTAAAGATTGCGATTATTCATATGGATTTAGAAGTAGCATCATCGTCCAACTCTATTCACGCAAATATGAATATTCCTCCAAAATTCATTTTTATCATCCCTTACCGTAATCGAGAACAACATCGTGTTTTTTTTTCAACGTATATTCAAAAAATTATGGAAGATGTTCCAAAAAATGAATGGACATACTATTTCGTTCATCAAAATGATAAACGCCCATTTAATCGCGGTGCTATGAAAAATATCGGATTTTTAGCAATGAAATACAAATATCCGGATGATTACAAAGACATTATTTTCATTTTTAACGACATTGATACGTTACCTTATGATAAAAATATATTAGATTTTAATACAACAAAAGGCACTATCAAGCATTATTACGGATTCACATTCGCACTTGGCGGCATTTTTTCAGTTACCGGTGAAGACTTCGAACGAACTAGTGGATTTCCTAATTTTTGGGCATGGGGCGGCGAGGACAATATGATCCATTCGCGCGCAGTACGCGTCGGCATAACGATAGACCGTAGCGTTTTTTTTACTCTTGGAAATATGAACATTCTTCAATTTGCTGACGGATTTAAACGACTTATTTGCCGTGATGAATTAGCTACTACGCTTCAAAGCGACAATATTGACGGCTTAACAACTATCAAAAATCTAAACTATCAGATTCTTGATGATTCACGTATGATTGATGTTACCACATTCGATTCATCTATCCTACCTTCTGAACTATTCTTTGAAGAACAAACAATCGACCGTATCGGCAAAGTTCGAGTAAACAAAAAAAATCCGCTCAATAGTATGAATCAGTTTAAATCTACTTTTTTTGGCGATATAAATGCACAGCCTCGTAATTCTAATTTGCATCAATCAAATGCACCAAAACATCCGCAGATGCAACTACAAAATATCGCAAGACCCAATAATATATTACTACAACGTCCAACATACAGTGGACCAAATATAAACCCGAATTTACCATTCACTCATAATAATCCGAAATCTGCAACTCAAAATACATATCGCCCTCCTTCCGCAATTCCTCAAATCATTCCTGCGCGAAATGGCGCACCCAACGTTGATTTTTCTCGCAAAAATATACCAGATAAACAAGCTAATTTACAAAGACCTCTCTCCGCCACGAGTAACATACAACAACTCACGCGCTCATTCGGAATGAGAGGATTATTTATGTGAACTTTAAAAATCCGCATTAAAATCAAATACGTTATCAGACACCTTTTTCTCTGCTAACGCATACTCACCCACCCTTCTCTCGAAAAAATTCGTCTTACCAGCCAAACTAATCATCTCCATAAAATCAAATGGATTTGTTGAATTATATATTTTATCATACCCCAACTGCAATAACAACCTGTCTGCAACAAACTCAATATACTGACTCATTAATTTCGCATTCATACCTATCAATCTACATGGAAGCGCGTCAGATATAAACTCCTTCTCTATCTCTACCGCATCCTTCACAATCTCATACACACGATGTTTTTGGATCTTTTTCGTTAATTTCGTATACAATAACGCCGCAAACTCAGTATGCAATGCCTCGTCTCGAGAGATTAACTCATTACTAAACGTCAAACCAGGCATTAATCCTCTCTTCTTTATCCAATATATCGAACAAAATGCGCCCGAAAAAAATATACCTTCCACACACGCAAATGCGATCAACCGCGTATGAAACGAACTTCGCTTGTCTCCAATCCATTTCATCGCCCAATCCGCCTTCTTCTTTATACACGGGTAATTTTGAATCGCATTAAACAGCTTATCTTTCTCATCTGGCTTCTTTATATATGTATCAATAAGGATACTATACATCTGTGAATGTATATTTTCCATCGCAATCTGAAAACCGTAAAATGCACGCGCTTCTGCTAACTGAATCTCGCCCATAAACCTTTGCGCCAGATTCTCCATCACAATACCATCACTCGCTGCGAAAAACGCGAGAATCATCGAAATGAAAAATCTCTCGTCGTCATTTAAGGATGCCCAATGTGCGTGATCCTTTGATAAATCAACCTCTTCTGCCCTCCAGAAACAATCCACCTGTTTTTTATACATATTCCATATTTCTGCGTCCTTTATCGGAAATAACACAAAACGCTTATCATCTTCATCTAAAAGCGGCTCAGTCACACTATTGCTTTTGGATACCACTGGAGAAACAACAACCGGTGGCTGTTGAACTAATAAGGTCTGCGTAGATTCTCCTTTTTCTTGGATATTTGTAGATTGGATTATTGGATGTTCGAGAGATTGTTGCATCACAGGCAATGTATATTTTGTATGTTACTTATATACTTTTATTATAACGATGAATGAGCTCAATAATAACAATGATTAGTTATTATATGTGATTGGGTTTAATACGTTTTCCTAAATAAGGGATTTATGGTAGATATTATATTCAAATATATAAATCTCTCGAACCATCTATTTTATTTGATAAAAAATATATAATTCTATATCATAACAATATAAAACGATCACACCGTAAATAATATAACACAATGAACACGCACGAGAGATTGGTTGATATCGCAGTAATTAATCTTGATCGTAGAGTAGACAGGATGGAATGCATTCAACGGTGTTCTCCTTTCAACGTTATTTCAGATTATACCGATAAAAATTTATATTCCATACGACGATTTTCAGCCGTCGACGGCAATAATCTCTCGACATACTACAAAACAAACCCAGAATATCGGGCATTATTAGACACAATTCGTGGACAATCTCGCGTTCTAGGCGAGGTCGGCTGCACACTTAGTCATTATTCGTTGTGGCTATCACACGCATACAACCCCAAGAATAAGTATCTTCTCGTATTTGAAGACGATGTGATGTTCACAGATAAATCCGTCGCACGATTTTCCGATACAATTAACCAATTGAAGAATTTCGAATGGACTAGTGGACCATCTAGATTCACATCGTTGTGGGATGTTATGTACGTAGGCGGTCAATGGACGCCTGATTATAACATAAACAGTAATAATACCCATTTTAATTTTCAGAATATATCCTCTGAATCTCTCGATACACACTTCAAACCTATGAATTTATCTCCCGAAAATACAATTTCTGCTCCCGCCGCAGAAGGTTCGCGTATATCGTCCATTTATAAAAGAAACAATCGATTCTCAGCAGTCATTCATAATGATAAAAATGTTTGGTATACCCCATTATTCAGAACTGCTGGTGCATATATGGTAAGCCAGAATGGCGCAAAAAAATTGCTAGAAGCCGTCGAAAACGACACCGCACTATTTATGAAAACACCACTCGATATGTGGATTCTTGAGATGGATTTTAGAGGGTATATAGATGTTTTCGATAGTTTACCACATCCATTTTATCAATCCGGATTTAATACTGCGATTGAGCCTTCACATATTGAGAACGATATACATCGTACGAAATATGATATTGTTACATTATGAGTATTAGTTTCACGTACATGTCGTGCGCGCTGCTTCTATATTACTTTCATCGAAAAAGTCGACCAATCAAAATTACCGGTCCATTTTAATCTCCCGTCAATTTCACTATATCCTTCCTTTTGAATGATATATTGATCGTTAGCAAGCCAACAATCGTATTTGGGCTGTATATATTCCGTATACAAATAATCAATGTTTTTAGACTCAAGTTCATTCAAGTTTGGGTAAGAATGCACGAATTCTAAGATTGGTTCATACATATGTCTCTTTACCAAGTAAGCGTGATTACACCATATCGTACCCTTTACCCAATTATTCGTTGTATCCATCTTATCGAATTTTGTTAAAATTCCACCCAAATATAATATATCCCAGTTTTCTATCGGAAGAGCTATATTCGCGAGTTCGGTGATATTATCGCGTATAATTATGTCGTCTTCTACAATTAATACCGACGATAAGTTATTACTCAGTGCATACTCTATCGCTTTTATATGCGATTGAAAGCATCCAATCTTCGTGTTCGTCGGATGTATATTATTCAATAATAATGTGTGCTTCACACCAAACGACAATAAATGATCCGATACATACTTTATTCTTTCTGGACGCTCTTCTATGCATATAACTACTACCTCTTCCGCAAATGGTGGTAGTATCAGAAATTTTGCTGTATTTACCGTATTTAATTGTACTACCAGGTCTGTCTGTGGAGGGACATTATTCGATATTCGCGGCGAATATGGGGTTTTATTCTTAAAATACTTTTCCCACGTGACTTCTTGTCCGTTGAAGGTTATTATTTTTAAAAATGGATTCTCAATCTCTTCATAACCATTGTTCTCCATCAATGTTCGTATCTTATCATAATTGTTCACCTTTATACTAAATACATCGATATGAAATACTTTGTTTGTTACTACTAATTCAACACTGCTATCATCGCCATTCCCGCCATTCCCACCATTCCCGTTCAAGTCAAACAATCTATTCTCTATAAAAAATGTTTCTAGTACGTCATATTCTGAACCTTCACAATCTACCGCACAATAATCAATATATTCCGGCGAATTTTGTTTACTACATAAATCATATAATGTTATCGTATCTACATTATATTCCTTACGACCAAACCTACACCAATCGTGCCCGTTTTTATTACTTTCTAGAGCATCTTTAATACCACATAATGCCGGACAATCATTCTCATAAAATGTCGCACCACCCATACCCAGTCCGCTTGACGATGTTATTTTTGATACCGCTAAAAATATCGGATTGATTCGATTCTTTGTTATTGACTCTTTGTATGTCTTCGCTGGTTCTACCGCTAATCCATTCCAATCCATATTCTTCTCAAAATAATAACACGACGACGATTCAATTCCATCACCAGCACCAATCTCTATAAAATATCCACATCTCTTACCATTTGTGATATACTGATTCAAAAACTGGTCATTACGAAATATATGGTAATAATCATCTGATATTTCCAATTGTTTTGTATCACAATTCACGTAAAATAACGACTCTTTATTATTATAAACATCCAATTCTATTTTTTGTTTATTTAAAAACTGGTTTTTCTTCATTATATCCCCTAAGATCGTCTCCCATAAATGTGTCCCATATGATTCCACTGGGAACTCGTACGGAACTCTTTCAGATTTTGAAAATGTATCTCCATCTGTCCAATGTAAAGGCATAAATATATTTCCTTCCAGAAGTTTAATCTTATACTTGTGCATATAATGCGGATGTTCATCTAATAATTTTTTGTTAGAATCACGAATATGATGCGCCCATATTCCTAACCGTAATCCACACTTGAATTCATTTAACCATAATTTAATAAACTCATTTTTCGGCTTTGATGCTAAAAATGCATTGATTAAACAGTCCTGTCCTTGCTTCTCCTTGCTTATGTAAAATGAATGACCACTCTTGAACACATCGTGAAACGGTTTCACAATTAACATATCCAAATCCAAATATACACCGCCGTAGTTATACAATACCTCTAAACGCAATACATCCGCCTTATATTGAAAATATTTCAAGTCATAACCATCATATTGTTGTGGTACTTCTGTTTTTTTGATTGTGATGTGCTTTTTTATATCATCCCAATACTTATTATTTACTGGCTCTTTTGAATTATGTATCCATATTTCGTAATCAGGCATATACTGTAACATCGAATGAATACACCTATGATGAAAATTGTAAAAATCTGTCTCTCCAAAGAAAAGAATATGAATTATTTTAGGTATTTCTTCATTGTATTCTTCATTATAAACTCGTGAATATAACTGTCCCAAATTACAAATAGAATAATGTCGAATATGATCGGGAAATTCATCGTGCTCCGCATTTGGACCTGGTTGCGGCATATCAACGATTTCTTCATATTGTTTTATCGCAGTTTTGGGATGTAATACATAATTCCCGCACGCCCTGTAAAAACGTATATAATTCGCATCACGCTTATTGAAGTCCGCAAAATATTCAAGATACATGTCTGCTAGAGCCACCAACTTTTCGTAATTCTTCTCTTGATTATACAATCTATCAATTTCGGTTACCATCTGCATTCTGTCCATATATTTATAATTATTCTGTATTTGCATATATATTAAGCTGTTTTTACTATCTGAACTACTGTTCGCTTGTGTACCATTGTTTACTATATAACTACCCCACGCAAGACCTCTAATATCACAATCCTTGGGACATTTACCTGTATGATAATAATCATCATACCCTTCCTCTCTAATCATCCCAATCTCTTTCAGGGTTTCCCACGCTTTTGTAGGCTCTATCGTATAATGTGCTTGCCTTGATGGATCGCGCGAGATATCATCAATTACTACTACATTTTTTTCGCCAGATACCAGTCTATATGAATTTAATAAATCACTATGAGGAATATTACCTTGATGACCACCATCCACAAAAATAAAATCAAATTTAAGTGGCGGCGGATTTTTTGAATTCATACGATGCGCAACCTGATCCTCATAATTAGGTACAGTATGTCTACTATCACCAGTGACTAATGTGTGGCGACCAGGAAATTTCTTGTCTATAAACCGCTTTGCGACGAAGACATGCGTATATTCACCTAGATCAAAACTCACAACCTTTACATGGGGTGGCGTAATAGCCAAAAATAATAATGCAGAATGACCTGTATTAAATCCGATTTCCATAATTGACGACGGGATTTGGCGTTCTACCAAATATTTTAACCGTAACACCTCATCTGGAATCTGATATGATCCACCTTCCGGAATATGAAATTCCGATAATAATTTATTTAATTCACGGTTTAATACTTCAAATTCATTATCAAAGTAACTCATATTCACCGTATATTATTATGAATGATCCTTATTATATTTTTAAGTTTATTTGAAAATATAATACTTCATTTCCGATTTATTGTACTGGTTCTTCTGGAACATAATCAGAATCTATAATTCTTCCTGCATCGCCTAATAATTTTTTAACACAATACTCTCCAATATAATCATCATTCGCCCCCCACGCTTTATAGTCGTCCCCTTCCATTAAAAATTTGTGCTTTTCTACTACATCAAATGATTCTATGTAGATTAACTTAATCAAAGCACAACTTTTAGGTTTCACTTCGATTGATCTAATCATTATTGTTGTTCCTAGATTTGTTCGAAAATTAATTAGTCCGTTCATTATGCTATATATAATTTACTATATAATATAATATATCCTTCGTATTACGCAGGGTAAATGATGTAATTCGTTATTATTTGATTGGAATTTTCAAAATACGAACAGAAATTTGATTCGATGATTGATTTGTCCCGAAATAGTTAGCTACATTTACCCAAAACTGAATTGTCTTAGATCCATTAAATTGTATATTTGAATTCGTAGTCGCACCTATATACTGACTGAAGCCGCGACTTGTTTTAAAATTTCCACCAAATGCACGGGTGTTCGGTGCTTGTAGGGTTTGTACGCAATTATAGTCAAACAATAATCGGTTATTATATAGCGAACTTCCAGTATTCGGATTAATCGGTACTCGTAAACGCCCTCTTATAGCGTGATGAAGATTCGCATCTCTATATAAATAAATTAGTTTTGAGTCTGTACTAGGACCAGTTGTTAAAGATGTACTACCGTTCCCGATATGATCTATAAAATTTTGCCTATAAAATGATTGGGTTGCGTCACCATTCCAACCCCAATATACATAATAATCTGTATTATCTCCAGCATTTTGTTGTATATCAATTTCAATGTCGTATTCAAAACTCTGAAAATCCCAATCAAATGGACCTAATGAAACACCGTGGCTATTTGCGTTAGGTAGTGCAGAAACCGGCGGACTCGCAAAATACATTTCTGTAGATGCTAATTCATTTGATAAAATTTCTCCTAGACCAACATCTCTAATTTTATATGTATTCAAATCTATTAAAACTGCCGCAAGAGAACCCGCAAACAATTTGTAATATCTTCCATTCACAGATATAATATTAACTTCTGTATCATTACTATATTTTTTAACCATAGTACCAGTCGTATAGTACTTCACATTATCTATCTGGAAATACTCGTCTGAATTCACCGGCAAGTAAAACGAGTTACTAATATCACTAATCGTTATATTTGAAAGTACCGACGCAGGATTCGTTGATGTTACCGGAAGTATCACTTTAAATATAGAAGATGAAATGTTCGTCACACCAGCAAATGCTGTATTTGCCGGAATCGCAGATAATATCACATTACCTGTAGTTTCCGTAAGTAAAATACTCGATATAGAACGATTATTTGTATTACGAAGTAACTGCAATTTTTGAAGAGCTGTGAATACGATACCCGTTATATTCGCACCATTAATATTCGTATTCGTAAAATTAGCACCAGTTATAGTCGCATTTGTAAAATTCACATTACTCATATTCGCTCCTGCGAAATTCACATTCGTCGCATTCGTACCTAATAACGATGCACCACTTAAATCTACACCTGCATAACTTTGACTAGACGATATAGTGGTTCCTTCTAATATAGTTCCTGCCGAAGCCACTGTGATCACTGTACTTGATGATATATCCACAAACAAACTATTTGTCGCTTGTGTGGTAATTACTGTGAATGTACCCGGACTTTTTAATACGACTAAGCCAGTATTCGCATTTAAAGTCGCAAGTGTCGTATTTGACGGCGATAATGAAAATGTTATAACACCACTACTATCACTCGTAGGCGTTATTGTGAACTCTGGCGCAGTAACATTATACGATAAAGTCGCCGGCACTACTAAACTCGGAATACCCTTTGATATCTCTAACGACCAAGTTATATTTGCCGGAACACCATAATTACCTGATGCATCTTGTGACGCAGTTAATATACACGTTCCAACGCCCATAATTGTTACTTGTCCCGTAGTTTCATTTACTGATGCTATCGCAGAATTTGAACTATATCTTACTAAACCAACACTCAAACTATTCGCAGAAATATCGAAGGGCGCATCTTTATACATCTTGGTAATCGTAGCGCCAGTATGAGTACCTTGTTTTACTAACGTTGTCGTTCCAGGTGAAATAGTAAATGCAGAAGAAACATTTGTTGGCGCATTATATTGATTTGTTTCTATCTGGCTAGCAGTTAAAATAACTTGCCCAACCTTTTGAATCGTAACAGTATAGGTTGTCGCATTCACACGTGCTACTGATGCTGTATTCGAGTCACTGCTTGTAAACATTATATCAGTTGTCGTGTTAGAACTGCTTGCTGCGATATTGAATGTTAAACTATTCACATCATACGGTCTTGAAAATGTTGCATTTGTAAAATTAGTCCCTCTTGTTATCGTGTTTGCCGCACGAGCAACGGTAAGCATATTACTCGTCTTTGTTGCGAGTAAATATTGGTTTGTCTGTGCCTGGGTTGCTGTGAATCTGACTGTTCCTTGACCAACAAGTGTTATAACTCCGCTTGATGAATTTATAGTCGCTACATTTGACGCGTCAGTTGTATAGATAATCGCACCTGTGCTCGGACTTGATGGTGCAGTTGTTATACCAAAAGGTGATTCTCCGAAGGTTTTACTTGATTCGACTGTGAAAGTGGAACTAGCAAAACCACTCACACCACGAGAAACAGTAAGTATATTACTTGTTATTGTAGCACTTAAATATAGATCTGTCTCAGCCTGGGTTGCTGTGAATGTTACTTGTCCTGCGCCAACAAGTGTTATAACTCGGGTGGATGAATTTATAGTCGCTACATTTGACGCGTCAGTGGTATATGTAATCGCACCTGAGCTAATACTTGATGGTGCAGTTGTTATACCAAAAGGTGATTCTCCGAAGGTTTTACTTGATTCGACTGTGAAAGTGGAACTAGCAAAACCGCTATCACCACGAGCAACTGTAACAACTGATGTGATCTCCCTATAATTATAGGTATCAGTTTCTAGTTGATATGCTTTTATTGTAGTTTCTCCAGATTTTAATATTGTGACTACACCAGATGTGATACCAACAGTAGCAACCGTCGGATCAGAACTCTCATAAGAAACAGCTGTTCCTCTATTACTTGTTACACTGACTGTGAATGTATTATTTAAATGTTGGATTACGTGTGTAACATTTGCATTAAAGTCCACTCGGGTTAATATTGTTGGCGATTTACTAATTGTAAAACTATTGCTATTTATTGAATCAGATGCGAAATCATATAACGATATTTGTGATGCAGTTATAACAGTTGAACTAGATACGGATAATTTTTCTATGACGCGCTGATTGGTTGGAACCGATACTCTTATACTGGATATTGTTCCAGGCATACCTTCGGCTGGGGAAGGTTGATTGTTCCATCCAATCCATCCACCTATTGTTACTGGACCTCTTCCCATAACAGTACCGCTAATATTTAAAGATCCAGTCTGAGTCGTGTTATTGGAAAGCTGTGTTAGTGTGAACGTGATAGTTGTTTTATTGCTTTGAGTCACATTTAATGCATATTGAACTCCAGTAGTATTACTCACAGTAATGTTAGGAACGTCACTTGCGGATGTTGACCATCCCCAATGAATGCCTTGATATTGGGATATCCATAAACCCCAACCACGACCTGTATTGATCGGATTATAATTACTACCAATTAAGGGACGATACCAAGTTCCAGCTGTAACCGTAAAACTTATATCCATTGACCAGTTGGAAAGGTTTTCTAATACAGGAAAATCATATGTAGTTAATACCGGTGTTGTGATTGGTCCTTGTATAGAATATATTGTTTTAGTGGTGGCTGCACCAGTTGTTATTCTCGCACTTGAATTATTGACTGAATATACAAATTCTCCCAAACTATTTGAAAATGGATCAATAAACCAGCCATTCGGATTTGCTAATAACACGTTAATTAGAGTTTGGATATTTCCAGGTGTGATAGTAGGTATAAACGGTAAATCCGGAGAATCAACCCAACTTGAAGAAGGAGATGCAAAATTAGTTAATGTACCAAATTGTCTAGTTACTGTTTTGTCTATAACAGATGTATATACTGTCCAACCAGAACCATATCCTTGATTTAATGGCCAATATCCCATTAATCTATCTTCATTTCCAATTAAACGGCGACGATAATTATCCCAAAGTTGGGTTTGTGTACGATCCACGTTCCAGATACGAACATCCGATATCGAACCTTGGAAATTACGGTCTAAATAGCCATATAACTCTCCTGCATCACATCCAATGATTATGGGTATACTTGTATAGTGTGTTGCAGATGTTGCTCCAATGTTCGCGTTACTTTCAGTTTTTATTAAGACACCATCAACGTATAATGATGCTGTTCCACCCGATGACGTGTATGTACCTGCGACATGATGCCATTTTCCGTCATTATATTTCAATGGACTTGAAATAACATATAATCCGATATTCGAACTTCCGGAGGTAACGCCAAACCCAACAGCTCCATTATTTGCTTGATCAAAAGTACCAACCATAAATAAGGCAAATTGAGATGAGTTTGATTGTCCACCGCCAATATTTCTGGCTACTATAGTTGGAAACTGTTGAGGTTGCGGAGATGTATTAGTTGTTTTGAACCAACACTCAACAGTCATTGTATTACGGAACTGGGATTCATTCGCCCATGTGGGAATTCCAAGAGTAACATAATCGTCAACACCATCAAATTGAAGTGATTTAGTAGTCAGTGTTCTGAAATTAACACCAGTTATATTCGCATATGATAAATTTATCCCAGTGATATTCGCATCATATGCTATAGCACCCCATAAATTCGCATTTGTAAAATTCGCATTTGTTAAATTAGATCCACGTAAATCACTCAAGACAAGATCTACACCCGAAAAATCAACTCCAGAAAAATCGGTATATGTAATATCACCAAAATGTGATACCGCGTTTAGGTTTGTACTATTATATGTTGTTAACGAGTAACCATTATTGATAAGAATACCAATATTTGGTATAGATACTAATGTATTTGATCGTCTTGCCGAATTATAACTTACAATTGCAGTATTAAATCCATTACTTGTTCTATCTTGAAATGTAGAACCACTACTCTCATTGAATAAATAATTCGCAACAAGTCCACTTGTATTCGCAGGAAGAATACGGTTACGATTCATTCGGATTTGAGACGCGCTTCTGGCTACACTCCATAAACGTAAATCATAAAGCACATTTCCATCTTTCATTAAATTACAATTGCAGGCAGTCGCACCCGGACCTGGAGCTTGTACACCGATTCCGAATATACCATCCGTACTCGAAGAAAAATTTCCTGTGATATCTGTGCGTGTATGTCTAGCAACACCATTGATATAAAAAGTCATAGTAGAACCTTCTCTAGTCAAGGCAATATGAGACCATTGAGCAACGGGAACAACGGCAGTTTCGGCAACCATCCAAACATTTCCTGGTACTCCTGAATTATAAAATGATAGTCCAGTTGTATCATTACCTGCGGCATATACATTTCTGATTTGAAATGTATAATCATAGATTCCCATATCAAGAATTGTAGAGCTTGTTTGTCTAGCGGTTTCATAATACCACGTTTCAATTGTGAAGTTTTTTGTACCGTCCGCAATTCTTAATAGATTATTGTATGCGCGAGTCGAATACATCGCATTATTATATCGTAAAAAATAAATGCGGTTATCAATATATGTATCCAAAATGTATTTCCAGTTATAAATTTCTGTTGTGAAATAGACATTTGTTAGATTAATATCATTTGTTTCAAGAACCCAATCTCCTCCGCCCAATGATGTTCCTGTATTATCATTCGATGCGCGGATTATGATATTTTGTTGGGAAGAAATTGTATCTATAATGTATCTCCAATTCGGATTTGCATATAATGCGCACGCAACTAGATCGAGTGTAGTGATTCCATATATTGTCTTGAGATTCAGAATAAAAGTCACAAATGATGACCACGATTGTAAATTTGGATCCGTTTCTATTACGTCTTTTACTACTGAATTGATCGGTTCACTATGAATAAGTTTATATCCATAGTCCTCTATATTCGAGTGCTGCATAATGCAAACTGAATCAAAGACCATCGGTGATGACGATGCCTCTTTTGTATCTTTGAACAGGTCGTATAATTCATCCAAATAATTTATATACAATAATGGTCTCACAACGTATGTATTACTACTATTTATTTGGTTCTCTTCTGTCGAAGTATTAGTTATATCATTCGCACTAGAATCTACTGCTTCCGGTTCTGCTTCCGGCGCTGATTCTATATTCTGAATCTTCGCCCTTTGAAAAAATACCGGCGTTTTCCGGATGTTCGTACTTTCGGGATAAAATGTCCAGCAACTGCTGCTAGTTGCATCCCCCGATATGTCTGTATTGCCGGATGATATATCTTGTTCTGGATTATTCATAACATATTCCAAATGCTCGGCGTAAAGTGTTGACGGAAGTAACTGAAACGACGACATATCGAAACCATCGCACGGTGTACAGTGGTTGCCTGATCCATCCATTTGAGTCGGTGGGATTGGCTCCTCATAATAAAAATTATCTAAAATATACTGGTTATTTTCATTTAAGAATCGTAATTTCGAGAGAATTGTATCTTGTGTATCGTGAAAATAATTAAATACCAAACAATATGTTTTGCTATTTGTAGCGTTTATAATTACGTCAATATCTTTGATACGGCTATCTATCAAAATTAATCGTGGAACATCGGGTATAACATTTATATTTTCTGTAGTATCTGTAGTAGTATATGGAGGAGGGTATGCATAGTAGTAAGTAGTACTCTCATTATTACTTATATCAGTAGTACTCTCATTGTTACTGATATCAGCCATTATTGTATATAATATAGCAATATATTACTATGTTATATAATAATAAACATAAAAAACCATTTTAATTATATGATAAATTATCACGATTCTATTTTCTTAATATTCGTGTGTTCAATTCACTTACTTGTGAAAAAATTGAAATGTTTTTATTGAATGAAGGCAATACAATAGGTTCAACCACAAACAATCAACAATACGAAATCACAATATGTTCGCATCTTTGCGCAATGAAAAATACAGTTGCGGACTATCAGGCGTTCCCAATATTGAATGCACCAACGACGAATTGCGTTACCTTCTTCTCACATATACCACAGGAATGAGAGCGAATCTCTCACTTGGAAAACCAGTTTTCACCACAGTTTGTGCACCCGAAGACGACACGATGCTAGCGGCGCCGACCTTTGAAGAACACACGAGCGACGACACACACGAATGCGATTCTGCTACTGCTGCTGCTCCTTCTGGAGAAACTCTCACCGCAGAAGACGAAAATGAAAAATACGACGATGATGGAATATCGACCCCCTGCATCAGACCCAACAATGCGGAATGCGATAAGGCTGCAAACTTCATTAAAAAAAACGTTGTGCTTGCTGAAATATTTGCTAAAGAACTGGCGTTTTTGGGCAGAACAGTTGAAATGATCTCACTCGTCGCATCGCGCTACCAAGAAGAGCAGGAGGATAAGCAGAGATCTTTCGATGACGACGACGACAGCGACAACAGCGACGACAACAGCTACGACGACAGTGTAGGTTCATCATTTGAAGATCTTGAACTAAATGACCAAACAAAATTACCAATGTTATGTCGAACGGAATCAACCCCAACTTGCGCAACATCTATTCCAGCGAGTGCCGCAACTTCGTCGAATCAACTCGCAACATCTATTCTTGTCGGAAGTGGACAAATCCGATGTTCATTTCAAGAGTTGTGTGCAAGTGTTGGACTCGATATTTGCCTAGTCAATTCGATGATTATGCCCGATCGACCAATTACTACCAGATCACTTGAAGAAAAAAGACGCGCCGGAAATGAATGCGCATCAAAGCTGTTTTCGCTATTTTCTAGCTTTTCCGATGAAAGCGCGCGTACCGAAATTGTCGGGTACTTTGAAAGTTTGCGCAGCATATCACAAAGCGCTTGGAATATGATGTCTCTCTTCGCATTCACAAATCTGTTTCGATTGACCAAAGGAACTGACTTCGAAATCAGTCATATCAATCCAGATGATGCGATCTTTCCAAATCGTGGAATTCCTTCATCAAATCGAATGATGGGATGTGTGACTAGGTTTTCGTAATAAATTATAGGTATCTTGCTAGGTATGACGGTAGGTAATAAAAAATATTATTTGTATTATCTAACACTTTTTTATACCCTTTTTATTATAATCTTCGCTTCTATGATTAGGCATTACTTATATAATAATATAAATAAATTAAATTCTAACCCGTTTCATCATGTCTACATCTTTTATTATATAATTTGTTTCTGGAATTCCCACTATTGAACATATGTCTTTTGCTTTTTGTAATGTAAGAGAACTATCGATACACCCCGCATAAATAATGGGGTGTAATGAGCCTGCCTCAATTTCCTGAGTTGCGATGAGTTTATTAATGGTGGATATAATTGGCTCTATTATGGTGAGACTGTCTAAATGAGTCATAAATTTTTTAGTTCCAATAATCATTGCTAACGCAGTACAAGTTGCTAATCCAGTAGTAGATAAAGTTTCTGACTTATCTACAATTCTATATTGTGATTGGTCTACGTTGGTTGGGTCTTTTACAATATGTGGTTGAAACACAGCAATATTATCTACATCTGATCTATACTGCTTTGCACTCGTAGATACATTTACAATCTTTCCATCAACATCATAGTACATGTATGGTCTATGTAAAAAAACTTCTGCTTTTTCTCCTAAAGTATAACTTGTTTGCCCAAACCGTCTACCTAAACGAACCCATTCATCATATTTTCCTTTTTTTTCTAATTCATCAATTATTTCTTTTTCTGTCTTCCCCCCACCAATCATTTTTTTTATTTTTCTTGTTTTGTTTTTTTTATTAAATTCTTCTCGAGATATCCTTTTTTTTTCACCATTTTTTTTTAATTTGTAAAAATAACCCTTTTTAGTTTTTAAGTATTCAACCATTCTATTATATATATATATTAGAAAAATTGACGTTTTAAATGAGAAAAGGTATAAAAACATATAGTAACTTATATATTGAATACCAAATAATATGAATGTTAGATATTTTTCAGATTTACATTTAGAATTTATTAAACCAAATAAAATAGAAAAGTTCATTAAAAAAATTCCATCTGGAATCAATGAAATATGTATACTAGCAGGAGACATTGGTAATCCATATCAAAAAAACTACGATATTTTTATGAAGTTTATAAGTAAAAATTTCAAAAAAATATTTTATGTTACAGGTAATCACGAATATTATAATAAAACAAAAACGATACAAGAAACAAACGAATTTTTGGAAAGTTATTGTTCACAATTTGATAATATTAGTTTTTTGAACAATAATTATGAAATTTATGAGAAATATTGTTTTATTGGTACTACTCTATGGAGTAAAATTATTGATCCAGATCCAGCTTACACAATCAATGATACATCTAGTATACCTAATTTTAATTATATTCAATATAATAGATTAAATATGTTAAGTGTTGATTTTTTACAAGACGCTTTACAAAAAAATGAAAATTGTATTGTTATAACACATCATATGCCTTCTAGTTCATTGATTGATATAAAATATAAAACTATACAAATGCAACCTTATAATCAATGGTTTTATTGCGATTTGGATAAATTAATTGAAACAAATGGAAATAAAATTAAATATTGGATATACGGACATACTCATACACCATCTAATGTTATTATGAATGAAATTCCGTTTTTATGTAATCCAATCGGCTATCCAAATGAAAATAAAAAAATAGATTATACAAAAATATTCACAATCTGATGCGTTTGAGATGTAAAAACGGGTATAATTCGATCCTAATATTCTCGAAACTGGTCGCGAATATGCTCAAATACAGCTATCGCATCTTTTGCACACGTTGTTATATAATCAGCAACAATGCCTTCATCGGTGCCGACCTTTTCCGCAAAACCAACGCGAATCATACTATCCGGATTATGCGGATGCACCTTTCGAAACGCGCAATATGTGACTGTTTGATCTTCTGCATAATGTTTGTCGTGCAGAAAGAACTCTAATACTTTACCTAGTGTATAATCCTCATTCTTCAATTCAATATCATACCCATTCTGTATCGTAGATACTGTCGGTACAATATGATTCACGCCACTTTCGATATCACTGATAAATTTGGTACACTTATTGATCATAATTTGCGCAGCCTTTGAAACAATCTCGGCGTTCGAATAAACACCAACAGTCTCAATAACAAAATCAAAACTATCTGGTTTAGTCAATCGTTGCGCATCCAACAACGACCAATTTTTTCTTTGCAGTTTGATTTCCTCGCTTCCGATTTGAAGTCCTTCCTTCACAAGCTCAGCCTCTTTCAATCTCCACGCTTCATCTAGTTTTGTGGCGTCGATAGTCATACTATACGCGCAGGTGCATACGACATTATACGCACCATCTTCTTTCGCCGTTGCAACGTCAAACTCGCAAGTAAGCGATAACTGCTCACCTTCGCCATATTCGGTGGTTTTTGGTAACAATCGCATAAATTCAATATAGTCGCCACTAATAACATCAGGCGGAAAGATCTCTTGTACTTTCACGTCAGTGAGATATTTTCCGTTTGATTTGTTCTTTATTTTGAAATCTTTTGTAGTCACATACCTTATTTCGTTACCGTCCGCAGTGACGTTTACTTCAAGAATGTATTCCTTGTATGGAAAATCTACATCCTTAATATGAATTGGAATACAGCTCAATCGCTGTTTCACGATTTCATTGTGAATTCGCGACGTATTCACAGTAATCGACGCCTTGCATTCTGAATAAGGAAATGTCCGAAATACGAATGTCGGAATTTCCGACAAAATAACACGACGAAGCGCATTTGCTAAACTGACGTTAATTCGATCGATTGTGAATTTCAACTCGCCATCTTCATCGGTTTTCGATACAATTCTTGGAATATATTTTGAAACAGCATTTGCAGAATATACTGGGGCGGATGCTGACGTAGCACTCGATGTTCGGTTCATATTTCCTAGCATTGATATAGTATTGATTTAGAATAAAGACGCGAAGTTAAAGAAAGTTTAGGCGGAAATACGGACTCTGTTAATAAATCCAGACGGTTGTATTTATATTTTGTTTATATTATTATATCAATTTTATTGATATATTCCTATGATAAACGCGTGTGAATAATATATAAATACTAATAATAATTATTAAGTATCGTGAGAATAAGACAACGCTAGAAAATGTCGTGTATTATTTATTATAGTAATCACTGTGATAAATCAAAAACAGTTTTAACTACTTTATCTAAATCGCGCATACAGGATGATATTCATTTTTTATGTATAGATAAGCGTGTTCGATCAGGACCATCGAGTTGGCATATTGTTACTGAGTCCGGCGAAAAGGTGTTATTACCGCCACAAGTCAATCGTGTACCAGCGTTACTTCTATTAAATAAAGGGCATCAAGTTCTTTATGGTGATCAGATTTTGCAACATTTTCAGCCAAAAAATACCGCATTAAATGCTGCTGCTACAAATTATAACGGTGAGCCAAATGCATTTTCGATTGGTAGAGAGAGTATGGGTTTATATGGTGTTGCATCGGATAATTATAGTTTTCTTGATCAAACCGCGGATGAACTATCTGCAAAAGGAAATGGTGGAATGAGGCAGATGTATAATTATGCTACAATTGATATTATTGATAAAATTGAAACACCGCCAGATGATTATTCGCCTGATAAGGTTGGTTCTGTATCTCTCGAGCAGCTTCAACAGCAAAGAAATTTAGAAATAAAGAGCAACAACAATGGAAATATTAACAGCGTTGTTGGTGGTGATAATCGGAATAATGCTTATAGCAACAATGGAAAGTCTGGTTTCGGAAATGAAAATGTGGTTGTTCGTCCGCCTCAACATATGAGTGGAAGTGGAGGACCACAACAGCATAATGCACCATATCAGTATCAGCAACCTCCGATGCAGCAACAGCAGCAACAGTATCAGCAACCTCCGATGCAGCAACAGCAACAGCAGTATCAGCAACCTCCGATGCAGCAACAGCAGCAGCAGTATCAGCAACCTCAGATAAATCCAAATCAACGAGGTCAACCATTACCGCAACCACAACAATATGCTCCTATCGGCACCCCCCCACAACAAGCTGCTGCTGCAGTATATCGCGCACCACCACAACAAACAGAATACTCTAGGTTATCTACACAACAAAATCAAAATAGCGGTAGTATGAGAGGTATGGATGTTCGCCCACAACCACGCGGTGGCGGAAGTTGGATCTAAATCACACGTATAATAAAATATAATTATGTTCACGTTTTATTATACACACACACTGGATTGTTATTATTTAGATATTTATACGATTGATTAATCATACGTGCTGTGTTTGCTTGTTCACGCATATTATCTTACAATTCCTTATCCGGTCCATATATTTTTCTTAGTATATGGTCAGTCGGTTTAAGTTCTAGATCATCGACATGTCTAGTTGGACTTGAGTATTTCCTTCGTCGTCCTAAATAGTTTTGTGTACTATTTATTATGGTAGGTTCATTCGTAATTATTCTTGGTTGTCTCGTTATGTCGAATGGGTTTATGTAATTGATATTGTCTTGAGGATGAACATCATTAAGGTGTTGACGAGAATGTGGACGATCGCGAGGAGGTGATTGTTGTTGTAGACGATCGCGATTTGTTAACGTGAGTGATTTACTTTTTTTTGATTTACGACTCGTACTATCTTTCCCACCAGCTACTTTATTATTACTTAAGTTATATTTTTTGTTATTATATTTTCGTGATAATCTACCATTTTTTTTACTTTTTGAATACTTAGCCATTTATAACATAACATAACTATATATTATAAATTACATACAGTCAAAGAAAATATATGAAATATAATATTAAATTAGAAAGATATCAAAAGATGCATAAAGTAAATAATAAATAGGATAATAAATAGTAGAAATACAACCGGTTGTTTAACATTTTTCGTAGGTATAAAATCAAAAAAATATTCGGTTTGAATATCTTATTTCTCTTTCTTTTCTAACCCAAATAATAATTCCTATAAATTTCTATGAATTTCCTATAAATCCTAGGAAGTTTTCAGACCATAATTCGTAAAAAAATATTCGGTTTAAATATAAAAAAAACAATAAAATGCACAATTTGACGTTTTAGAACGAAGGGATTTACCCCCCAAAAATTGGACATTTTTTGCCGATCCAAAAATGTCCTTTTTTGACTTTGCGCGCGGAGATTTTTAAAAACACGTTGATTTTCGTGTTGTGACTGAAACGCTCTTATTTCCGTTTTTTGACCCTAAAAAACTGTGACTGACTTTTTTTAGCGTTGTCCGAAAAAATGGTGTCTGTTGGTTTTAGGCGTTTTTTTGTCTCCGCGTAGACTATAAAATACTACACAAATACGACAAAATGCGACAAGATACGACACTAAAAAAACTCAAAAATTATACGTGCGAATTTTGCGCATTTGTAACGAGCAACAAAAATGATTACGGACGCCATATCACCACACGTAAACACCAAGAACGCGAGAAAGGAGACATTAAGACTCAAATTACGCCATTTGGGATGTATTCTTGTGATAAATGTGATAAACAATTCAAATCAAGAACTAGTATTTATCGCCACAAACCTAAATGTGAGATGATAATCAATAAGATCATTGATTCCACTCTATCAACATCGAGTAGCGCAAGCATTGAAAACACAACCGTGGAAGGGACAGGTAATGTCCAAATAAACGAGCTTGTTGCGGAAAATATGAAAATGAAGGCAATGATGATTGAGATTATAAAACACAATAATCATTTGCAGACACAGATGTTAGATTTGTATAAAACGAATATGATTATTTCTTCTAATGCTAACACGAATCCTTGCGCGAATTCTAGTTCTGGTAATACAAGCCATAGTCACAATAATCACGTTAACATTAATACGGTCAATAATACGAATTGCAATAATCCGACGTTTAACTTGAATCTATTTTTAAATGAACAGTGCAAGGATGCGATGAACATCCAAGAATTTGTGAATTCGATACAGTTGAATATGACTGATCTTGAAAATGTTGGGAAGTTAGGCTATGTTGAAGGTATATCGAATATCATTATCGATAATCTACAAAAAACTGATCTTTATAAGCGACCAGTGCATTGTAGCGATGTGAAGCGCGAAACATTGTATGTTAAAGATGATAATAAATGGGAAAAAGAAGGTCCTGAACACCAAAAAATGGTAAATGCTGTACTGGCTGTCGAACACAAAAATATCGGATTGATGGGAGAATGGGCAGCAGCACACCCGAAATGTATGGACAGTAGTGCAAAAGACAACAATACTTATTTAAAACTCTCTAGAACAGTAACCGATGGAGAACGAGACGGAAACATCGCGAAAGTTATACGTCGTGTTGCGAAAAACGTTGTGATTGATAAATAATATTTATTTCATATGATACGCCTTATCGATTCGTCCATTACGCAGAATAGAATCGTCTAGTTTGTGAATCGCATCAATCGTCACATTTGACGTCAGAATCAGAATTAAATTCGGATAAAACCCTAGGTCGGTTACTTTATCCAACATACTATTCCAATCGCTTTTATCCATCATCGGAATCGGTATATAAATATGCGGTTTGATAACACCGTTGATCACATTTACGATAAGTTTATCGCATTCTTCTAATACCAATACAAGCTGTTTATTATCGTCTGGCGAAATTGTGCTGTAGACTTTTGATAAATTATCGCCGGGGTCGGTAGGTTTCCAAGAATCGCAATAATAGGCACCGATTTGTTTGGCTAGGAGGAGAGTTAGAAGCGATTTACCTGTGCCTGGTTCACCATAAATGAAGAATGTACCACTTCTTGACGATTTTCTGTTTACAGTTTTCAGAATATCATCGATTATTTCTTGCTGATATCCACGCGGTTCTTTTTTCAGGAATTTAGTCGCATCGTACTTTCGGTCAGAATATTCCCACCACCACGGATTCCCGCGTCGTTCGCGGATATCAATGATTTTCTTTTCGGTTGTTTTCTGACCGTCGTCGGTCTTCACCATTTTATCTCCGTTTGTTATAGAGTCGAATATAGATCGTTTGATAACGAGATACATTGTGTGTCCTTGGTTGTGCTGACTTTCATTTGAATAAATATACCCAAGAAACCATTTTCCGTAAAATAATCCGAATGGTTTTCCGTTTTGATAGAATACAGATCGTGTGATATTCAATTTAGTGATCAGTTGATTACATTCGGTTTGGTCAGTGATTTTATACCCTTGGATTTTGATGAAATGACCAAGAATAAGTGGAAATGCATATAATAACGGTATCGAAGATAATAATGATATCGCTATGATATCAAATAACGACATTTGCGGCGAGTATATTGTGATATACCTGATTTATATTTATGTTTTATCTGAGGTTAACAACAAACATAAATAAAGATACGTATTTTCATTATATAAAAGTAAATACTCTATTATATAGTATTATTATGTCGTCACTGTTAGAGACACTTTCGCCATCGCCATCGCCATCGCCATCGCCATCGCCATCGCCGCGATACGTTCTCCCACAACCAAACGCAAATGTAATATGGCGAACTGCCTGGTTGTCGTTTTTATCATCGATATATGCACTAACGCATCCAGATACGGTATATATCGCAATTGTACCTGCAGCAGTATTCACAACTTCATTGAATTATTGGCGTGATCCACTTCGCGATTCGTGGCGTAGAACAATTGATATATATGTCGTTTATTCGGGAATTGGCGCCATTTGTTTATATGCATATTATCACATTGATAATACGAAATCAGTGATGCACAAGTACGCATTTTTTTATTTGATTTTCACATCATTTATGTGCTACATTGTGAGCGAATATTATTTGAAACGAAATCAAATATGGAAAGCAACGTATGCGCACGCGTGTATTCATATTATTGCGAATATTGCGAATATTGTGCTTTGTAATGGGGTTATCGAATCGAATCGAAACGAAACGAATACCATACCGTATAAATATTAAGATTTAATAAATAATATTTATCAATATATAAAGTTATTTCTATATATATAGTAATTCTTAATTCTATAGTATTTTATTGTGAGCGAACAATGACCGAACAATATTCTATTCCGGCAACCACAAACCACATATCAACATCATCGACAAATGATACAAGATTAAGCAAGTGGGCTGCAGAGATACGCGAGTTACGTGATAAAATATCCGAAGATAAGACAATCAAGCAGAAATCGATGGACCATTTAAACGATATTGTTACATTTAATACTATGATATTTTACACCGGATTATTTTTTTCCTTTATGAATTATACGTATATATTCCCCTGGCTTATGATGGGATTATCTATAAGTTCACACTGGACTACGGTAAGCCATCACGTAAGCCACGGAGGTTATAATGATAAAGATAAATATAATCGTTTCACATATGGCGTAAAATTTCGCAGATTTTTTGATTGGATGGATTATATATTACCAGAGGCGTGGAGCTGCGAACACAATGTATATCATCATTATATGTTA